TCTCAATTTCTCCCCGTGTTAATCGCTTTCGTAATCGCGTCCGCCACACCTGTAGCGGCTTCAGCTGCTGCGATTGCATCTTTAATAAACTTGTGCGGTTTCAATTTCGCGCAAAGTCTCAACGCCTCCAACATCTGCTCATTCACCGCAACGGCTGCAACCTTATCGAGCGCAACCTCGGTATGGTTTGCGTCTTCAAGTGCTTTCTCGGCTGTCTCTTGATACCACTGAGCGTAGTTCACTGTGTTGGCAATTTCTTGAAGTGCGGTTCGCATTCTTTGATTAACCGCAACGGCTGGCTGTGCGTCACGGTGGGCTAGGGCGAATTGTGTGCGCTCAAGAATCCACATAGGGCTGACACCATCTTTATTTCTATATCGGTCAAGTGCTTCTTCATGAATTTGCTGCAAAGCCTTGCGCATCTGATCTTCCGGTTTCATAGCCCGTGCTCCTTTGCTGATTTGAGTGCGGCCAACGCCTTTTTTAGATCGTCCCGAGGCATTGCCAATCCCTCCTTAAGTTGCCGGTGTACCTCTGTGCTCAACACCTCCACCAACTCCCGCATCACTTCGGCGGGTGGCTGCGTAACGGCTGGGGCTTTGGTGGTTGTTTCCGTTTTGGAAATACCCACTTCGGAAGCACTGTCTTTTTTGAGGTACTCAGTACAAGTTTCCCCTACTTGCAAACCCATCCTTATTAAATCGGCTGCGTCTACGTTAGTGACAAAAGATTCAGCACCTGAATTGAATTTAAAATGCCAACCGTCAGTTTCACTTTGCGCAACGGCTGGGGCTGAGTGGGCGTAGACCGGCACTACACGCGAAGGCTTTGAGCCGTTCCGTTCGTTTGAACTAAATGATCTGTGTATTCCAAACATTCCGGAATCGAACTCATAAACATACGCATAAGGTTGCGCCACCGGCTCGGCCTGTTTGTTCTCATCCATCACCATTCTCCTTTACGTAAATCTCGATGTCGTCTTCAAATGCTCGGTGCCCAGTAAGTGTAGTTGTGGTGAAGCCAATTGATTTTAAGTCGCGAAGTCTGTTTGGGCCCATGTACCCCACCATAATAAAGCCAGATTCTTTACGAGGTTCAAAAATAAGACCAGACCATACAGCACGAGGAGCACCGACTTCTTTATAAATGCTCCTGATGTGAGTTTTTACTGTCTCAGGGGATATCTCAAGCTCACGTGCAATCTCTTTGTTCTTTAACCCCTTAATGGCAAGATCAAATACGTCTTTTTCTCTTTTGCTAAGTTTCATCAGACCCTCACTTAGTAATTAAAGTGGCCATGCAGGCAACCTCAATAAATTGTTTGTAAAACTCGTCAACCTCATCTCCAGAAAAGCAGTGGCTTTGGAGAAACATTCTGATCTTTTCTGTAGGATGCTCTGGAATCAAAATACTAGTCCTTAGAGCAAGAAGTTCTTTGTCGTCACCAACAAGGCTAAGAGCAGCTTTAACTTCGTGCCTGGATCTAATGCCGAGCGACTTCATGACCTTGTTAAGATGGGTGGTCACTGTAGAATCTGCGATACCAAGTTTAGCTGAAATTTCTTTTGTTCTTAATCCGCTAGCCACTAATTTGGCCACCTCAAGTTCTCTGTTGCTCAGTCTCATATTATTTGGTGCTCCCAACCTTCGCAATGTTTAATTTCGTGATGAAGAGTCATTTTCAGGTTCCACTCACTGCTTGCCATAATCCAACATTGCTCGTGGTCCCAGATAGCGCACCCGTAAGCCATTGTCTTAGCTTGCGAGCAGTACGCCTCAACGGCAAGCTGCGGAACAATGTGGGTTGTGTATGGTAACGCGCCGCGTGTTTTCTTCCAGTTGTAGACGTGATCGGGGTTTACGATAAGAACGGTTGAACATCCTTGCAGAGCAAGGACTAGAGCAAGGATCAGAGTTCTCATTCTAAAGGCTCCTTGTATTCCCAGATGGCGCCAGTCAAATAATCAACCAGACCAAAATCAATGAAGGCAATAGAAGTCCAACCCTCAACCGTAAGGTCAGCTACGTATGTTTTTGTGCCGTTACCGCAATCAAGAGTAATGATGTCGCTATCACGCTTAACTGTCAGCTTAGTGGTCTCGGCAATACTGGCCACCATAGTTTTACCTTGGGTTATATAGCAAACCTGATTTGGTGGTGGTTCAAAGGTTATATCCTGCGTGGTGCCATTGACAAGAGTCGAGCAGCCTGAAACCACGGCAAGTAATGGTATTAGAGCAATTTTCATGTGATTTTCCTCAGCAAGTTTTATAGGAACTACACACTCAATTATAAATACATTTTTACAAATGTACACACTATTTTGAAAACTGTTCCCACTGTCTACCTGCCGACTCCCACAGCTTCTTAGCTTCTGTGTGAGGGTACTCTTCAAGAAAAATAATCTTCTGGCATGACGTGTTCAAAAGCAGCTTGGTGCAAGTCATGCAAGGACTGGCGGTCACATAACAAGCATCAAGCTCATACACATTCTTGCATTGGAGCAAGGCATTTTGTTCAGCATGAATTGCTTGGCAACCATCAAGATTTGTGCCGCTTGGCGCCTTAGCTCCTGAGCAGGCGTATGGATAAACCTCGTCAAAACCTACACATTGAGCATTGCCAGGTTGGTCTAAAAACTTTTGCGGAAATTTTACAAATGTTGCTTTGCCAAACTCCCATGAGTCTCCTAGATCAATAACTCTAGAATCGCTGTGGTACACCGGCATCTTTTTTGCTTCATTACAATGTGGTTGCCCAGCCGCTACCCCATTAAAACCAGTGGCCAGGACGTGACCCCTGCAATTCAATAAAACGCAACCCACGTGACGACGCAGGCATGTGCTTCTAGTGGCTGTAAGCTTAGCCATTTCCATGGCCCATTCATCACGTGAGATACGCATATTAAAGCTCCCACCAGCGAAGATCATCACCAGGTTTAGTGTTACGCAACAAACCCAAGGTGCTTAGCAGCAAGTTGCTGTCCTTGTACAACAGGTCAACAGCTTCATTCTGCCTTGCCATAGTTTTGAGTTTGTATTCTGTGTAAAGCCTTTCAGCTTCTTTAAAATGCTGTTCATAAATATGGCTTGAAGCCGCGGTCAGATACAGATAGCCAGGAGCCACCTTGACCCCGGCTTCATGCAGCTTAGCGCACACCAGATAAGACAGCATGCTGAAGTTAAACACATCATAGGGGACACCAAGCCAGATGTCTGATGATCTCATAAACGTATGGCAATTCAACTTACCATTGCGGATATTAAAAAAGATGCTGATGGTGCAAGGCACATCTTTTGTTTGCGGAGGATTAGGTCTCCAGATAGTCAAACCAGCTTGGCGAGTATCGCGATCTTCAATAAGCTTACGCACCACATACTCAAGCTGACTGACAATCATGGGTCCATAAGCACCAAAGAACACTTTGCCATCATCGCTGAATTGACTGATGTTTTTATTCCAAGGTGCTATGCCCTCGACGGTATCATCACCAGTCAGGATCCAATAGGCTTCAGCTGCCATGAACTGGTAATTCAGTTTCCGCTCTGGAATGGTCAAGACAGGATACCTCATATCAATGTCCATAGTGGCCTGGGGCAACTCACGAGTCTGTTGACCCCGAGGAGCCACATGCCTGCCGTGGATCATCAAGCTTTCAAGGCGGTTGAGCCACGCAAATGGGAGATAGTTATGAATCATTTTGCCTCCTGGCTACCGGCAAAAAACCCAGCGTAGTTGATGATATCAAGGGCTGTGTCACGAAGACCCTCAAAATTTGCTTCCTGGCCGTTGAGCTCTTTCATAACCAGCGAATTGAATCGCTGAGATTTTGTGTGCAGCATTTGGGCATAGCTGACTGCGCCAAAGGGAAAGTAGCCAGACCTGTCAATGCTGTGAGGATCAGAGTTATCAGCACCTTGATTGTAATCTTGGCTTTTGCGGATACAAAGCAGGGCAGCTTCAGCTAAGGCTCCTGGATGGCCGCCACGAGATTGCAATTCTTGAAGCAGCTCAACGCTAGAAAATTTAGCCAACGGGCTCGGTGTTTTACTTTTCATCTTTCAGGCTCCATACATAGTCATCAATATTAGCGAGAATGGCGGCAAGTTTTGCTTCTGGCGGCGTCCAACCTTCAGGCTTGATTACGTCAAACCCAGATCCTCGCTTGCTGTCTTCTGGCCTTTGTGTTCTCACCTTAGCCATGTTTGCTTTGTGAACAGCTTCCATACCAAGGCGCCACTTAAGGGGGTCCACCCCCATAAAAAGGCCCGTGCCCTGAGCCACGTAGACAATATCAAGCAGCGCATCAAAGGCCTTGACCCAATCACCAGCTTCTGCAGCTTCTTTGAACTCATCAACTTCTTCCTGCAAAAATTTGTGGCGGTATTCAATGGCGGCTTTATCAGTGGCCAACACATTTTCAGCACCAAGTGGCAGACCAAATTTTTCATTGAATTCTTGAACAAGTGCAATCATTAGAAAGGCGCTCCTGTTTTACGGGTTGTTGGCTTCTTTGCGGCTCCGGCCACTGGCTTACGACACACCCACAAATTGTTACGCGCATGGTCTGGGTAGAGAGGTCCAAAAATATTGCTGATGGCGTCGTTGTCGAAGTACTCACTAAGCAATTTAGCAATTTCTCCAATACGCATTGCAGTTTCTCGATCTATACCACTTGGTATAGTTTTACCACCCCTTGAAGCTTTCAAGTGCTTGATGTCCATGAAGGTGCCAAATCGACGTTCAACTACATAACCGGCCTTTTCAATAGCTTTCTGCAGCTCAGGCACCGTGTACTCATGGATATGGTTAGCGGCATGCCGTTTGCCATCGTAGACTGGAGTTGATAGTAGCAACACGCCCCCGGGCTTGGTGCAAGCGTGCATGCCTTTAAGCAGCCCAGCGCCATGCTCTACTTTCATGTGCTCAATGACTTCAAAGTTGACCAGAATATCCCAGCCTTCTGGACGCTTCTTCATGAGCTGTTTGTACTGCTCAACAAAGTTAAACTCGCCTAAGAACTCCAAACGCTGGCTGTTTGATGGCTTCAGCTTGTTGATGTCTACACCAATGTAGCTGGCAACATGGGCAGCTGCTCCACCAGTCAGAATCTTGCTAAGCGGCTTGTCTTCACCGCAACCCACTTCAAGCACGTGATCTTTGGCATTGATAAACCGGCGGGCAAAAGACCAGCGGAAAAAATGTGAAGAATAATCTCTGTGAAGAGTACGGCCATGGCCGGCTTCACGAAGCTGCGTGGTGTCGTAGTCGCGAGTATCACGACTGATTTCTTTAGTTTTTGGCATTTGTGCTCTCCAGATTACTTAGCAGCAGGTGGGTTTTTACCTTGCTTAGCCAAGTGGTTTCGATACCATTTTGTATAGCCGCGCTTGCTGTCATCAAGGTTAAACTCGGCTTTGACCTTTTCAAAAATCTGGTCGTCAGTCAACTTGCCTTCCATGATCAGGTCTTGGAACATGGCAGATGCCGAATGCTTTTTCTCACCAGTTGCTTTGGCAGCAGGTTTGGCCTTAGCTGCAGCTTTGGCCACAGGGGCCTTAGCAGCCTTGGGCTCAGCTTTGGGTCGTGCGGCCGGCTTTGCTGCAGCTTTGGCCACAGAGGCTTTGGCCGCAGGTTTTGCCTTAGTGGCGGTTTTCTTTTCTTGTGTTGCAGAGGCTTTAGATGTAGCCATTTCGTACTCCTGGTTGGTGATGGAACAATATTGCCCTAGAGCATCTAGAGCTTCTTCAGTGGCCCCAATTGTCTGGCTGTAGGCCACATACAGGCTGCAAGCTTTTTCAATTGGGTAGTTTGACATTGGCTTAAACCTTTTGTCAAAATCTTTGACGTTGAGCTCTTGGACTGTCAGCCCATTAACGATATCGAGCTCAATGTACTGCACGTCATCTTTATCGCGAGAAACTTGGATGCAAGTTCTGCGCTGGTGGTCAGTGCATACTATACTTTGCGATTTAGCCATTTAAGGCATCTCCTTATAATTGCTTGGCGTGGAAAAACAATTCCATCATGCCATTCAAAACATGTTCTGCTTTGTCAAGATTCTGTGGCCCGTAGACTAACCAATTGATGTCTACTCCGCTAAGCTTCTTTTTAGTGGCCGTTCCTGTCCTGCTACCATTGATGTAAAGCACCAGGCGCTTAGACACTTCATCGCTCTCGTCAATGATTTCAACCATTGCAGTCACCATCAAATGGGGGCCAACCACTACGGTCCTCTGGCGCAATTCCAAGCTTGGCTTCTTTTTCCCAAGTCTCAGTCATTTTGCAATATACAGTCCGCTCATGGCTAGCATCTGCATGCTCATCCGGCTCTACAAGAAAAACCGTCGCCAATGCAACAAGGGCTATGGCTACACAAAACCCGCGAACCCCAAAAAGAAGCATTGAGATAAATCCAACAACAAACCCAGTCATCATTAGTTCGACGTCCATACCCATCTCCTTAAGCAGCTGTGGCAGCTTTGCGCTTCATTTCACAGCGGTACCAAGTGGGATAATGCTTTTTGCTGTTGTCAAGCTTGAACTCAGACTTGAGCTTTTCCCAAATTTCTTGGTTGCTATAACCATCAGCAATCATGCTGCGGGCCATGGCACTGATGCCAGAAGATTTGGCGGCAGCCACTGGCTTAGGAGATTTAGCAGGTTTGACAGATTTTACAGCTTTGGGTTCAAAGGCTGGTTTTTCTTCTGCCGGTTTTGCGGCTTCAATCAATGATTCAAGGTGTTTCTGAGCTGCAACAATATGGCAAGCAAATTGACCATCAGGAGTTTTACCAATAAAGAAATCATAGTCACGCGGCTTGATGCCAAGCTTACGCAGCACAGTGGTGGCAGAATCGCGACGAGTGTAGAATTTGATGGCATCAGCCTGAATGGTCTTAGTCATGGTAGTATCCTCAGCAAGATTTTGATCAGCAACCGTTGCTCGATCAATGAACTCAATTCTAGTGTGCAATTAATGTGTTGTAAACACTTATTTTCACTTTCTACGATAATTTTTTAAGGCCTCAAAAAAGTTATCTTGACCTTTCTTTTTAGACTTTGTTGATAGCACCATAATTTCATCAACAGTGTCTCTGGTCACAATGTGGTGCACTCGGACCCTGGCACTTTTGTTGCCTTGACGGTACACCCGGCGCAAGAATTGGTCATATAACTCAAAATCATAAGTAGGCGCGTAAAAGCAGACATCGTGGCCAGCTTGCTGCAAATTTAATCCGTGACCAATCGATTGCATGTGGCCAAACAGTAAAGGGATTTCACCAGCATTGAAGGCTTCCTCAATTTTCTTAAAGTCACTTGACTTGTAGTCACAGGCAAAGTGAGCTTTAGGAAATGCTTTGCGAAGCCGTTCAAGATCGTGCTGGTATTCATAATTGCATAACAACGGTTGACCTTGCAACTCATCAACTAATTCGGCAAGTGCCTCGGTTTTTGCGTCATGCAGCTGGACCCATTCACGCTTTGATTTTGGCAGCTTAAGAAGCGGCTCAATTTCAGGAGACAGAAACACGCCGCCATTGGCCACCTGTCTGCACTTGCCAATAGCCACACCTTTGGTCGGAGCCGATACCTTGCCTTCTTCAAGCATGGCCACCAGGTCATCCTCAAGCTCATCGTAGAGCTTTCTAACCTTCTCAGGCAAATCTACATAGATGTTGTTGTAAATGAGCTGGGGCATGTCTAGGTGATCCTCAGCACTCATTCTGATTGACACAGGACGCAGTCGCTCGTAAATCTCTTCTTCAGCGCCTTTCCGGATCTTAAATCCAAAGCCACTAGGATCAGGCAAGAAATAAGCATTCCTATAGTGGGTGATGTACTTGCCTAGGGACCTGCCCTCATCAAGCATATAGAACTGACCAAAGAGTTGCTCAAGGCCATTTGCTGCTGGTGATCCTGTCAAACCCCAACGGCGTCTGAAGGTTCCGATCACACACTTCATGGCCTTAAATCTGTCTGAACTATGGTTTTTAAATTTAGTCAATTCATCAATGACTAAAGTGTCAAAGCCGAGTTTTTTCCACCGTCTTAGATCTACACTTACCTGGGTTTTTCCGCGACCATCCTTAGTTTTGGTGGTTTGTAGCAACCAGTCAAGCCCCTCGGGATTGATGGCGTACACATCGGCCTCGGCTTCAAGGGCTTGGTCTTTGTCTTTGCCCCAAAGCACCTGGACCTTGATATCATTGAAATCTGCCCACTTTTCTACTTCTGCAGGCCACACTAAGTGGCAGGCTCTAAGTGGTGCAATAAGCAACACTTTATCAAGGACCTTTTTCTTCTTCAGCATTTTAATGGCGGCTAGTGTGATACTAGTTTTTCCCAGACCTGGATCTAGCAGCAGCGCACCACATGCGTGCTCTAGCAAGAATTTCACGGCTTTCTTTTGGTAGCCGTGTGGTTGCCAGGATTCTGATTGTGATTTCAAGCGCTTCAATCGCATCTGATATAACCTCAATGTGGTAACCTAGCTTTTGTAGGTAATCATGTATTTCAATTTGTTTTGGCCTAGGATCTTCACCAGGCCTTTTATATTCAATCATCAAAGGCTTACCACCTGGCAGCCAAATGATTCTATCTGGGTAGCCATTCTCACCTAGGATTTTGAGCTTTGAGCTTTTTAGTCCTAGGTGGGTGAGCAGCAACTTACAAGCTTCTCCTTCAACATCAGATTCTAGCTGATTTACGGCAACTTGTATTTGTCGCGGCATCTTGCGCAGGCTCCATCAACTAAGCGGCTAAACCATTCTCCACACAAATCGCAATCACCAGGTTTTCCTTTTGGTATGTCTGCAGCTTTGGCCATTGCTTTTCTGATCATGGCTTCTTCAATAGGACCTTCACGATCTAGCTGCTTGTCTACATCGTCAGCCATTCTTAATGTGCTCCAAGATGTCTAGCAAATGGTAGGTTTGGCTGCGCGCATCATCAAGCGCATTATGGTGGGTGCCGCCACGGGCCATTTTGATGTGCTTGACTTTTGGCAATGACTTCATAGTCCTATAGCAGCGGTTGTTCCAGAACTTCCAACCTGCTTGCATACCCACTTGCTTAAAGCAGTATTGGAGAATTGCGTTGTCAAAGTCTGCGCCATTGCCCCACACTTCCATAACATCAGGATTTTGGCCGGAAGCTGTAAGATATTCATTGAACTTGCTTAATGCGTCGGCAAGCTTCAAAGCAGTTGGTAAATGGACTTGGGTGAGAATCTGCTTGGCTTCTTCTTTCTGCTCTGACCACCATCTGACTGTATCTGGATCATCAACCAGACCAGCCTCGTGGCAAGACGGTAGACTCACGACTTCATAAAACTCGACAGGGTGAATTGCCAGTTCTTCGTCGTCGTCAAAGATCACAGCCCCGATAGAAAGAATTGGGCACCCAGGACCCTGGCCGTAAGTCTCAAGATCAACCATTATGTTCTTCATTATAATCCTCCAAGGTGCAAAGGCTTGAAATGGTCGCCACAGTGGCACCGCGATTTTCAAGCGTAGTTTTAATAAAACAGATGTGGCTGTTAAGCGCCCAGCTCATATTGAAGGTGGCGCCAATAACAACGCAATCTTTTGTCGCCAACTTTGGTTTTGGTAGGTCTGATTGCCGACCAGGCCATGTGATTTCGTAGATCATAGCTTAGTACTTACAAATGCCAGGACCGCCTTTGGCTTTTCCTGACTGGCCGTAGAAGCACCACTTGCATTTGTCATTTGGCCGTGGCGCAAACTTCTTGTCGTTCATCATAGGCTTGACTCGCTTCTCCCACAGCTTAATGAGCTTAGGCAAATCAGCCCTTGTGTAAATCAACTCTGCTTCATTCTCACCATTTGGATACACGCGACCAAGATCAAGATAGGCTAATCGAGGCTTGACAACCTGGATATGCTCATGGAGCAGCAAAGCTGCCAAAGCATAAAGCTCAAGCTGCTCGACATATTCTTCATTCTGCTCTGGCCTGAACTTACCGGTTTTCCAGTCAGTCACAATCAATGTCTCCTCGTCTTCATGGTGGGCGCAGTCAAGCTTGATGCGGACCCAACAATTAACCCAGTCATTCCAACTTGTTTCATCCCACTCTTTGGTGAATGACCAGTTGTCTTCAACCACCATACCGTTGACTTTTTTCTTGAACTGCTTTTTAAGCTTGGTAAATTCGTCCTTAAACAGCTTTAGCTCAACTGGCAACCTGGCAATTTTACCTTTGATGTAGTCTTCAGCCAGTTTATGGATGGCGTTACCACGGGCCATTGCGTCATTAGGCGGTTCACTGATTTTGTCAATGGCCTTAAACTTAAGTTTTGCGGGGCATTGTTTATATTCACTGTACCGACTAAATGACCAGCTAGTCAGCGGCTTGATTGGTATTACTTTTGCGGTTGGCATATTATTTCCTTTAATCACATGGGGACATGTTGTCCCAGTTTTTTCCCATCTCGCCATCACTGACCATGGGTACGTCTAAACCGGCATTGTTCATAGATTCTTTGAGCAGTGCCATTTCAGGCTTCCAAGCTTTTTCTGGAGCTGATATCAAAATTTCATCATGTACAGAAAGCAGCAATCTAGACTTTTTTCTAACTGCTTGAAACCTGATAATAGCATCTTTGGTTTGGTCTGCTGAGCTACCTTGAATTAAGTAGTTAAGCATTTTATAATCAAAGTGCCTTAGGCGGCCGTCTATCATTTTAGGGGGTTCGCAATAGTATTCACGCGACCCTATTGTTTTGACTGGTAGGCCAGACTTTGCACGTTTTTTCAAATCACCCTGAATGTCTTTCACGCCTGGAAAAGTGTTTAAATACGCGTTACGAAGTTTTTGGGCGTCTTCAACAGAGCAGCCAATGCTTTCAGCAAGTTTACCTAGGCCACTACCGTATAAAATAGAAAAGGCAATGTTCTTTGCGTCTTTACGAGTAATGTTTACACCTGTGGTTTCAGTAATCAACCCAGCTGCGTATTGGTGCAAATCAAGCTTGGGATTTTCAATGTACCCGTCTTTCATTGGACCATCCTCAAAGTGTGCTAACACCCTCAACTCTTGTGATGAAAAGTCACGGCCACACAAGATTTCGCCCTTAAAAGCCGTGATATAGCCTCTGACACTAGGCAGCTTAGGCAAATCAGGAAACGGTGACTTAGGCAACTTTTTATCACCGTTGTCATGTTGAAAAATTGGTTTAAATTCGTTAGGAATATTTTGAAAGTTTGGGGTACTTGATAACCGTCCTGTCCGTGTGCCCACACTGCCATCGCCTGACGGGGTTTTGGTTTGGTTCCACGTGGTGTAGATCAGACCGCCAGACAACTCAGCAGTTGCTAACCATGGCTGCATGAAAGTATTCAAGCAAGTATTGAGTTGAGTTCTGTATTTTAACACTGCTAGTAACACCTTGTCCACAACACCTTGCAGCAAAGCTTCTTTATTGGTTTGAAATTTCCCAGTAGGCGTCATCGGCATCAAGTCAGGATCAGCTGCTTTAGCTGCCACCATCGCATTGACTAGCTGCTCACCAGAATCAAGGTTGATATCAGGGCTTGCCTTAAGCCTCTTGATAATCCACAAATTAATCTTGTCACGCCACTCATTGTAAGTAGCAACGTCCTTGCGAAGCCTTGGTAAATCAATGGGAAGACCTTGCCTTTCCATCTCAAGCAAAATAGGCATTAACTGACGCTCGCGGTCGTAGGCTTCAAGCATGCCACGGTCCTTAGTCTTCTGCCATAAGTGGTTGAACACAGCTTCAGTTCTTTCAGTATCGCCGTCAGCATACTTACCCACTAAATCACCTGGCGCATAGGCGATATAGGCTCCAAAATAGTGGCCGCTGTTTTTTGATTTGCTGATTTTAACCCCACTAATTGGCTGCTCAGTTAGTAGCCATTCAGCCACTGCGTCTTGCTCATCTGGAGCCCAACCCAGAAGTCTTTCAGAAGCTGGCTTAAGACCAAGTTCTTTTTGATGTGGATCATCAAGAAAAAGCAAAAACAAAGTATCGTGGAGCCTGGTCCAATCAGGCACCGGCAAGCCAAAATGCACTTCACCCACGTCAACATCAAATTTTCCATTTTGAAAGCATACGCCGTCTTTGTGTTGGTAAGCTTTAGCTACAGCTTCTTTGGCTTCTGACCAGCAGCAGTTATTTCCTATTGGGTGGCCAAATGCGTAATACCTGGCCTTTTTACCTGGGTACTTGATTGATACTCCCACAGGATGCGGCGGATAAATTGGTCTTGGCTTAATGCCCAGAGTTTCGTAGTCGATGACAACTGGCTTTGGCTGCTTCATTGATTTTTTCTCGTAGTTGTTGGCGTTCTTCATCTGCTCTGACTTTGTTCAGTCGGCTATGAATCCGAAAAACAAACATGGTTCTTGCCCGACCCTTAAGCTCTTCTTCAAGCAGCTTTTTACATTCATCTTGGCCTGAGTTGATAATGTGCTCATTCAGGGCCTCCCAGGACTTCAGAATAGGGTTAGTCAATGGTTTCTTAGTCACTTTGTATTTCGTGGTCACTATGATGGCTCCTGAGGGTCCCAGGCATAACCAAGGACCCTCTGATCAGGTTAGTACTTGCGAGCCCGTTTAGCCGCTGGTTTAGCAGCTGCGCGGCTACGACCTTTTTGTGGCGGTGCTTCGTCTTCTACTGGGGTATATGGGAAGTCAATTGTTGCTTTGGCTTCTTCATGACGCTTCATGATTGCTGGCATCAGACTGTTGTCCACGTTCTCAATGGCTTCGAAAAGCACCTTGAACTGTGTCTTTGCATCTTGCACCACGCTGACTCGGGTCACAATGCCGTGGGGAGGACGACGCAAAGTGGCTGCTACCTGCTTCACAAAGCTAGCATAGCCTTTCACAGAAGTGACTGGCAGTTTCATAAAACCAATTTGGGCCTTTTCAAAGTGGTCTGGATCATCGTACAGCTCAAGGTCGCCAGACTTTGTGAAGTTGCCGGCTGGAATCATGGCCAATCGACGAGTATTGCGACAGGCTTTGCCTCTGCCAGTGTCTGCAGAAGCCCACTGGTTCATGTCGCAACCTTCACAAAGGCCACTGGCTCCGCATTGCTGGTTGCCGGCTTCTACCACAACTGAGTGAGGTGCCATTGACTTCTCATCTCGCCCAAACGCAAAACATACTGGAGATTGCGGAGTGTCTGGATCATACTTGCCTTCGTAAAAGACATTCTCCATGATGGCATCAACAATGACTACCGCCATTTGGTTGCCTACTACAGGAGCATCTTGCCACTGAAGTTGACCACCTTTAGTGCTGAAAAACTGACCGCCACCTGTGTTTGCCTCCATGCCTGCTGACACTTCGGCTTGTTTAGCCAATTCTTCTTCCCACTTCACAATTGCCGTAGATGTGGGTTTAGGGGTTTTTGCTGCTGCGGACTTAGCCGCTGGTTTGGCTGCTGCCATGATTAACTCCTAACTAGTAACTAGTGTTTTGGTCTGCATGGAAGTAAGGACTTTGCTCCCAGGCCCATGCGCTTGGGAAGTCGGTAAAATCATTTAGGCATTCTAGCTTGGATCCGCTCTCGGTTTAGCTGCATAGCCCATTTATCTGGTTGCCAATCCTGATACCAGGATCTAGGCAAGATGACCTCTGGAGGCTTAAGGTAGTTTGGCCTATGACCTCTGCTTTTCATCTCATCTACAAGCTCCTGGAACCGTCTCTGGCAGTATCCAAGTTTGTTGTAGAAGAACAGCACGTGGCCACGACCTAATACATACTCCTCAGGCTGCCCCTTGAGCGCCACTTCTGTGCTACGCTTAGCGGCTCGGACCCAAGCAGCTTCAGCAAGCCTAAATACTCGAGGAAGTTCCCTGTACTCAGCCACTAAGTGCTTAGTGTGAAGCTCTTTAGCAGGAATACAATTAATCCTAGTCATTAAACAAAGGCTCCAAACAGTTTAAGAAATTGGTATAGGACAGAGATAATCAGACCCACAACGGCTATACCAAAAACCGGAGAGAAAACCAAATCGTAGCCATTTAGCTCATCGGGCTCTGGGCTTCCGTAGAAGTGACAGATAAACAGGCTGACTAAGGCCATGACTGCAAAGATGAAGATAGCTATCATAGTTTGTTTACGCTCAATTTGACTACGGTGAAGGTGCCAACACCTGGGATCTTTTTACCGTTTTCCCATCGGGCTTCAACGGCTGATTTTGTTGGTGTACGTCCAAGCAAATCAAATTCACCAGTCTTCTTGATGTGTTTGTAAAACAGATCCCAGTCCTCAACCTTTGGCACCTCATCTGTTTTCACAGACACACGGCAGACTTTACCGGCCACTCCAGTAGCTTCTGACTTTGGGATGGAGTCAATCAGGTGGTCTCGATACGCGTTCTCTTCAGCTTGAATAACATCTACTTCTTTTTGAAGTGACAGCCGCTTTTCACGAAGCGCATAGTACTTGTCTGCACAGACTGCAAGAGACTTTGGGAACTTAATGGTAATTTCTTTAGGCACGGTGGCCTCCTTACAGATCGTAAACGTTAAGTGATACTGGGCCACAGACAGGTTCGATATGTGTGAGCCTTTTAATCACGTAGGTGCTTTTCTTTTCTTTAGCCGCTAAACGCTTGGCTTCGGCCAAAGCTGAACCCATGTCAAAGTGTCCGTGAGTAGGACCATCAACAAGCACGTAGAAAAGATCGGGCACTTTTGGTTTGGCTGGCATTGGTGGAATCAAATTATGAAGAAGTTCAGCGTCAACCAAAACATCACGCAGCGCTTGGTTTCCAAATTCAGCGTGAAATACGCGTAGAATTTCAGCAAGATGGTTACGATCTAAAGTGTGGTTAACTCTTAGCAAAACACCTTTTGATTTGTAAGAAGGGTCCTCGGAACGACGATTGATTTCAAGCATGATTTTCCTCAGCAAGGTTAGTAGGTAGCTTCGATCCTATCAAGCACTACCTAGGTTGTAAATATGTGGTTTAAAATTAATCTTCAGTACAGCCTGCTTTAAGTAAAGCCTCCCGCAGTTCTTTAACGGCGGGTTGGCCAGGTTTAAAAACCAAACTAAGAATTTTTAATGCTTGGACAGAAGCATTAAAAACTTCTGGCAAAGCGGTGATGGCTTGAGCGTTTGCCTTAGCTTCTTCCCAAGTAACTTGTTGGCTTCCATTTTGCCGTGAGTAGGTTTTAATAATTGAAGCCCCAGCAAACGATTCTTCTGCAAAAATTAAAAACTCACCGTCACCGCTTACCGCACATTCCCAGTCCCCCGGTGTAATATTTGGCATCTTCATTTCAACTTCTCCATCAAAGTGTTTGCGGTATCAACTGTGATTTGAGCAAATTTAGACTGCTTCCAGTCATTAGCGCCAATGTTTGCTTGGAGGCCTGACATAATACTTGCAACCATGTCATTCCTCAAGGAAGTTCTGATCATTTCATCAAGCCAGTCACTACCACTGTTTGGCACTTTGAGATGGATTGCCGCGTATTCTTGCGCATTAAATCCACCTGTCGCAATAAAGGTACCTTCTTTATGGTCAAAGACGTACTGCTGGAAAGCAGGGTGTTTCTTTTCAATCATCACTTATTCTCCTCAATTCAAGTAAAGTTCGTTGTCGCGTTTGCCGGCAACTGGGGTTTGCAGTGATTCTCCAGCGGCTGCCTTAGATCCTGCTTGGTAGCCAAATGCTCCAATTTTACGCTGTTGCACTTTGGCCGTTCTGTTAGTTGACTGCTCTACATAATTTGCAATCATTTCTTTTTGCTGAGTGGTCAAACTAAACTCATGTACTGTTCTGGCAATGGCACGGACCCAACCATGGCAAAATCCGTCTGCCTCTTTAGTTTTAATACTACGGTTGCAATATTCAAGATCTGGGCCACTAACAAACTTTGCTCTTGATTTGATTAACTTCCGCTGCAACACTTCGCAAGTGTAGCTAGCTAATTCAGTTTGATGCTTCAAACCAACAAGTATGTATCGACCGAACACTCCGCCACCTTGCCCATTGCTATTGCCTTTAGTCCACATAAGTTGGCAGCCAAAAGATTTTGCAACTAAATTTATCAAAGCAAGTTCCCAGTCTTTGACACGGCTCACACTAACCTTAGATCTGACTTCAGCTTTTCCAATCTCACTCATGGCAAGATCTGTGACGCTGACGCCGTGTATTTCCATGAGTTTTTGCGCTTGGCGCAAAGCAGCTGCGGCTTCAGCAGGTTCTGGAGATTCAGAAAGAGCCAAGCACTTTTTGATCTTTGAGAGGATTTTATCGTCCATGATTATTCTCCTTTAGACGCTTTGATGTTTTTCAAAGTTTCGTCCGCCCAAGCAATGCAGCTAGTCAATGTGCTTGGAACCATAACGTCAATACGGTCTTCGGAGTAGACAAGACCGGTGACGCCAGCTTTTTTCAGCTCGGTTGTATAACGACGCAAAGTTTCACGCAATCTTTGAGTCATAACAGCTTTAGTAAACGTGACCATGATTTTTTCCTCAGCAAGTGGTTTTGCAAGTATTGCTTAACCGTGAAGTAATTATATGCTGCGAAATAAAAGCTTGTAAACACTTATTTTCAAAATAATCAAAATTTTTTAGTCTAGCAGCCAACCTTTTTTCTCGTAGTCTAAGCGACCATCTGAAGCTGGGTGGAGATATTCGTCAAAGTCCTTATCATAAACAGGTTTACACGGACACCAGTCCTCAGCCACATGACCGACCCAATCGCCAAGTGGTATCCAGTGCATAGGACCTACTGGCGGTGGTTCGAAGTCGTCATCAGGCTCGTCATTGATGATGTAGATTTTGATCATTTGCCTAGAATCATTTTTGAAGTGGCCTCAGCTATTCTTTTGGTATCCTCAGGATCGTGGGCAACTCGCAAGCTTGAGCTCTCACCATAACAAACGCCAAAATCATAGAACCCAGCAGAGTGGACTATGTATTGCTCAGGCCTTAACATGGCAATCATGGTCTCTGCCACTTCTGCGTGGATCAGTGAATTGCTGAAAATAAAAGGTTCAAAATGCCAGGTTTTCACAGTCAATTGAGTTTTCAGCATCACATACTTCATAGATCAATCTCGTCACGAAACCCAAGGAACTTTGGAAAGCGCGGCTTTTCCTTAACACCAGCCGGCTGAAAGCTGTACTTGATGATCTTGCCAACTAAGTCATCCTTGCGCATCCAGTAGATCTCACGATCTGATTGACTAAACCCAGTACCCACTTCAAACTCAACACCACTGACTAGGTCCTTGACTAGGAAAGTACCCAGCAAATTAGTCGGCACCATGCCAGCCTTTTTACTACTGCGCTTGGTTTGACCAAGCTCACCAATAGTGGCCTCATTGGCATTGTGCATCTGCTGCTTATACCCGATGATCTTGGCTTCACTGTCTTCAAACCGCTTAGACTTCAACAAGTAACCTTCACGCAGCGTGGACCTGCCAGACTTGTAGAGACCAGCCGGTGAACGAATCATGATGCCTTCATAGCCCATGGCAACGAATTCTCTCTCGTAACCTTCTAGGGCTTCAAGGTTTTCTACCAAGCACTGAGGTGCCACGACAACACCCTTAAGCTTCTTGCAAATGCGCTTGAGTGTGTGATACCGCCTTTCAAAGCTCCCAGTCTCACTGAAGCAGTCAAAAACGTAGAACTTCACCTGAGGCTGTCCTTCAATTGACATTACGCCACTTGAGGTTTTGTTAAAAGCATCTGCCGCCCAAGGTTCACCCACGATCAGCTCGCCATCAAGCCCGTTGTACTCAGGCCTTCCATACAGATACTGGACATGCTTATTTGGAATGAGCTTGAGGTTTTTACTGAAGACTTGGCCATTGATTACAACAGCGCGAATGCCGTCATATTTAGGTGCCACGTAGGCTGGGAAAATAATCTGGTTGAGTTCAGCCTTGGCTGCTGACATGGGTTTGAACTGACTCATCGTTCTAGCCTCACATTGATAAAACGAACTGCCACTTGGCTTGTATGGGTGTGGCGATACCCAATGACTACTGGCAGGTGAGGAACACCAAGCGCTAAACAAACCCCAACATGGACTTGAGTAGGTCGATAAGCCGAGACAGCTTCAAAGCCAAAGGCTTTCTTTTCTTGCTTTGGACGTTTTTCCATTCTATTCTCCTTATGTTCTGCTCTAAACGGCAAGGACCCGTGCAACCACAAGGTCTGCCTTGGCGATACCCAGTCGGGCAAACTCTAGACTCTTGGGACATTGCCTTTGCCACTGCAAGTTTTGCACATGGTTCTCATGGTAGTGAAGCCTTGTTGAACAACTCTCTTGCCAACACCTTGGCAGTCTGGGCATTTGAGAGGATCGGCTGCTTTTTGCATGGCCTCATTATAAGCTCTGCGGTAAGTATCAAAATCAACTGCGTTGCCACCGCGATCTGGGTGGTGGACTCTGCAGAGTCCACGCCACCTAATCTTGATTTCTGTCTGCGTAGCAGTAGCTGGCAGTTTAAGCACTTCAAAGCAATTAGTCATCTTGTGTAATATAGGAAGGTGAAAAAGCAAATCATGAAACCGATAAAGAACCAGATACTAGTGAGAGAAAAATAAATGACTAGAGCTATGGCTGCTGCCATGGCCATTGAGGTAAAGATTTCCCAATAAAGCAAAGCCGCTTGTTTAACCACACTAAGTATCCGGTTCATGGTAGTTACTCCTCAGCCGCTTGGTCAAGCTCTTCACAAAGACCATTGATAAAAGCAAGAAGATCTGGCTTTGCGGTTGGAATGTCCACTTGTTCGATCTCAACGTCTTTTTTCTTGCAGTCAAGCAGATCTACCAAAGCATCTCGTGTTGCACGAGCGTCTGCATTTGTTGAAGCGTAGCGCTTAGCGCCTGGACCCGTAACTAGATAACAACGCATTTGTATTTCTCCTTAGTTTAAGACACACCAGTCAGATGCCAGCATATCACTTTGACTGGCTAACCAACCCATTAAAATTTCGCCTGTTGCAGTTTTCATTGTAATACACGGGAGTACAGTAGCTTCGCCGCCAAGCTCCTTAGCATAAATTGCGTTCTGCACAGACCAAAATTGATTATAAGGAACTTTCCGAGATACTGGGCACGACAATGTCAGCCACATACCTTTGCCGTTCCACCCGCACCTTGCTACTCGATGGCCAAGCTTTAAAGCTTCTAATGCATCGCCAAAATTTAATCCTCCATTAACTCGATAACAATCTTCAAAGATTTCTTTGGGACTCCAGCTAATATAGCCGGCATACTCGCCATGGTTTGGTTGACCGCCATCAAGATACTCTACCAAATAACCAGGATCTGAAGGATTTTCATCTACTGGAACCGCCCAACCACGCAGCTCGTTATAAGCTTGGCGATTCATTGGAGTTGCATTAACCCGCTTGACTCCGATATATTCAACAGGCATTATTTACCTCCTACTAATTCGCTACGTAGACGATAGCCTTCAAGTGACCAGATCTTATCTCTAGCATTCCGATAAGCTATGTCACGACCGATGGCGGCATCAAAGTTGCTAGGGTCTGCGCAGTTGCTTTCCCCAGTCACTATAAAACCGTTCTTCAATACCAGCATACAAAAGGTGTGAGTATCAATTGAATCAGGGATTACTCCTTCATTCAGGCCACTGTATTCAAAATGGTGGAAAGTGCCGGTTATTGCGTGAACGCCTCTAAAGTAAAAGGCATCGACAATTAAGCTATCAATTAAAGCAGGAGTCACTCGAGGTGCTGTCTTACCAGCCGCCACGATTCTTGCTTCTATTTCTGTTTCGCTATTAGGAACACTATTATCTTGGTTATTCATTCCTGGCTCCTTTCAACGGTTCCGGTTTCAGATTCTCTCGCAACCCACCCAGCTCCTCCGTGGCCACCAGGAACACCAACCGGTACAGTTTTCTGAAACGACTCGCGGACCACGCCAGGCTTAAATACCATCTGCATAGCTTCAGTGAATCCTTTAAGTTCGGCTTTAGCTTCTTTGCCTTGTTGACCAAGATCACGCAGAGCGTGGGCTTCTTTTTTAGACTCATCTAATGAAACTCGAAGTTTTGACACCTCAGATTTAGTAGCTTCTAACTGTTCTACTAAACGAAGTTCTTCGGCTGATTTACGTTGCAACCTTTCAAACTGCTCTCTGTTTTCAGCTTGAAGCCTCTGAACTTCGGTCTTCATTTGCTGAACCAGGCTAACAGCATCGAGACTAAAAGTTTTACTAGTAACAAGCTCATCGAGCAACTCGGTTAATTTATCATTCATGTAAACCTCCACTTACAATTGTGGTAAAAGAAAGGGCAGCTTTAAACTGCCCGATCTATTGCCATTTATCAGGCTGCCGCCTTGATATCAGCTTCCAGGGCTTTCAGCAAGTCAGTGGCCACTTTCTTTGCGTCTTTGTTTTCAATTGCCTTAGCCGCATCTTTAGCAGCTTTAACCGCTTCGAGAATGCGCTTGGTTTCACCCTTAACTGCTTTGGCAGATTCTTTAGCAATGGCGGCTACTACTTTCTCGTCTTTCAAAATGCTCATGATCAATTTCCTTTAAAGTTTGTGGGTTGGTACTACATTTTCTAATAGCTGCGTTAGTACAGCTTAAGAAATTCAAATTCTATACAGCAAAAATCGTTTGTACATAGATGGAGACTAAAATTTTTTAATATTTTTTACCTGGCTGCATCTTCCAGTGGCCAAGATAATCGTTCAGGTGCTTAGTCACTGGTCCTGTTTGCGTTTCTTTAATCCACTTTTCTTGGTTTCTTACAATGTAATATCGTGACTGGCTGCCATCGCTGACTTTCACAGGCTTACCACCAAGCACCTGGCGAATTCCGGCCCTTGATAGCTCGCGGCCCAGACCATTGGCAGTCGTTCCTGTTTTACCGATGGGGTCGTAAAGATCAAGGAGCTCTTTATTGGTAAACAAGTCCTTGTTCAGAGCAATTTCGCCAAGCTTCAAAACACTGTCAGGGTTTGCAATCAAAGTACGGACCCAGGCTGCTAAGTCACTCTGCACGTTGCTGATCATTCGCTCCTTGGCAGCTGTCTTAAATGCAGGAGCCGCTGGATTGAAGTCGCCAAGATCAAGCTTTAGCAGGTAATCAAACACAGCTTCGGCACCTCCAGTATCGAGCCACAATTCGTACTCAACATAGAATTCTTCAGGTAAGGCTCCTACCACCACTTCATGAATAAAGAATCGCCTATCGTCGTCTTCTAAGAAAAAGCTGTCTGGGTGGTTTGCTGTGAAGATGTAATTCACGCAATCAGGCACCACGTAGCTAGGCATGTATTTAGCGTTGACTCGGAGTTCTTTCTGCGTGATGAGCTTCTTCAAGAAGTCAGCATCTTGCCGCTTATTGCTTCCTGTTACATCGTCGCCCATAATAAACTGCTTAGATTCTGCCCACTCATTGAAGTTATTATGCAAATCCATTTGGTTGATCTCAGTAAAGTTTTTACCGTAGATTTTACCGAGCGTGTAGCCCACCATAGACTTACCAGTACCGTGCTTAACGCCATGCAATACAGCTGAACTGTAGAGCTTGGTTCCTGGGTGCTGGATGGGACAAGCACACCATCTAAGGAACCAGGTCACAGCATCTGGCTCAGCACCGTCAAACAAGTGATTGAGCAGGTCAAGAAAGGGCTGGACGTCTCCAGGCTTAGGAACACAGCCCCAACCTGGCCAGATGTTGAACTTAGTTTGCTTGCCTTCGACAAACTTAGGTTTGCCTGGAGTGTAGGTCAAGCACTCGGCCTCTGTCCGCAAAGGCCATTTAAGCCAAGCTGCTGCTGCAGAGGCCGCCTCATACCCAAAGCTGCCGTCACGCCTGACTGTACGCTGCTGGTAATTCAAAGTGGATTCTAAGTGTTGGGTAAACGCAGATGGGGTAGACTTAAGACCAGTATCTTGATCGACGACAAGGCCCGGGTTTCTGACATACACATATTTGCTGCTCATCTGCCACAAAGGCTTGACCATGCCTAAGGATTCTGCAGAATGTAGAAGATCAGCAAACAAATCCCTGGCACTGGGCCCTGAATGGACAAAGAAATCATCGAGGCCAGTTTTATCAACGCCGTCAAGTGTGGGGAGTGATACTAGATGGGGATATGCACCCCGCCTCTCAAGCTGCTCCGCAATATCTTGCAAGGCAATACAGACGTTTTGGTTTGACCGATAATCTGAATCGAAGCAGATGTACACGTTCCTTTGAACCCAGAAGATTTGCTCAAGCTCTGGGAGCCAATCAATTCCGTGCTTGTTCGATCTCCAACTATGCACGCCACCAAGACCAATGGTAGGAAACCCTTCCTTACAAGCCTTTGCTGATTTGAGCTCACCTTCTGTAATGATCAAAGGAATTGACGGATCACTGAGAATGTCAGGCCAATCTTCTTGGTTCCGTGGGAAATAAGCTTTGGGCACCGTATGAGGTTCTTGCACGTAACGCAGAGGTTTTGATTGAGTCGTTGCTGAAAAGCTTTTATCAACCTCGAGATACCGAATGCGATAGTAATCAGGGCCGGCACCTAAGGTGCTACTCATGGGCTCACCATCAGGAGAATAGTAGTTGAACTTCAAGCAGCTCAGAGGCTTAAACATCTTGTGCAATGACGGCGTAAAAGCAGCATCGATGATCTCGATACCAAGCACCTTGGCATCATCCATGTCTAAGCCAGATGATTCTAGTTTAGCAAGGGCTAGTTCATAAGCCTTGCCGTTTGTGGTGGGTTTCTTTTTAGTTGCCATTTAAATGATGGGGTCCATAATTATCGCCATACCCGCCTCAGCATTCGGGTCCAGACCACATGCTCAGCCAGTGGAGGGCGTCAGCCAGACTGTCCTTGCTGAGGAGACGACGTAGACCCTGGCTCTTGGCACTAGAGAGAACGACACGTCTGGCTGACGGCTAGAGTATATAACGATGTTTTCTAACTTGTAAATATATGGACTATAAACGTTGCCCAGGAGGAAGGTAAAGTCTTGTAACCGTGACAATGTCATCAGTAGCAATTTCAGGATTATATTTAGTTAAACCGTATCTTCCACTTCCTTTTGAGCATCTGTAGGCAAGCTGCTTTGAAGTCAAACCAAGGCACTTTGCGGCATCTTCTAGCTTTAAAATTTGAACATCTTCAGTACTTCTCCAATGAATTGAATAGGCTTCTACTTGTTTTTTGTCTTGCCAATGCTTACCTTGGCGGCTTTGAAAGAAATGATCTGGGTCTTTATCAAAAAGAGAACAGATATACTTAATATCAGTTAAGTACTCATTTCTAAGCCTTTTTGGGATCCCAAAAATTAGTCTTTCAATATGCTTTTCTAAGTGCTTCATTTCCGTAGCCTTCATTTTTGACTCCTTGGTTAAAATTTAATCGTAAAGCAAAATAAAGATAACGTAAATATATTTCTCATAGCTACAAATTTACCCAGCTACAGATTAGCTGCATCTGCAGATCCCCTACTCTCTTTATATTTCTCTCTCAATACTATATATATATATACTTCTTCTATTTTACTATCTAGAGAGAAGGAGTCAGAGAATTCTGCTTTATATATAAATCTGTAGCTACATGTGGAGCCACTAATTTTGGCTTATGCGGAGCCACTAAATGTGGAGCGCTAAGCACCTGGCACTCAGCGGTCAAAATAGCCGATCGTCTCCCCATTCACGAGCCATTTCGCATTCGAAAAGTTTGGAGCTACAATCAACGTTGTGAAAAATCAAAAATTGATGGGTTTTGAAATATGGTCGCCAAGTCCACAGGATTAACTCCAAAGAAGCCGCCAGGTCGCCCAAAGGGTTGCACTAAGCCGCCAGGCTCAGGGCGCAAACCTGGCCAGCTCAACAGCACCACAAAAGATGTGCGCGAAGCTATTGCTGCTTTTGCCCAAGCCAACGTGGACAACATGACTTCGTGGCTTAACCAAATCACCGACCCAAGCAAGAAAATGGATCTGTTTCTCCGTGCTATTGAGTACCACATACCTAAGCTGCAACGCAGTGAGATGGTGGGAGATCCTAACGCTCCGCTGCAAGTCGACTTTAGTAATCTCAAGGGTCTTACGGACGTAGAACTTGCCTTGCTGCAAACCATGCTCAGCAAAGCAAATGCAAAGGCTGAGAAACAGCAGTCTGCCACCGCCAAACCAGACGCTAAGTTAAAGGCTGCTAAGTGAACGCGGTTCTCGATACTGTCAGCTTGCTGCAGGCCATTGAGAAGGAAACTTCCAGGCGACGGGCAGAAGCTAGTTTGTACGAATTTGTCAAGCAAGCTTGGCATGTCGTAGAGCCTGGGGTTCCATTCATCGAAAGTTGGCATATCGAGTCTATCTGTGAACACCTTGAGGCAATCACCTACGGTGATATCACTAGGTTACTGATCAACATACCTCCACGCCACTCAAAGTCAACTATCGTGAGTGTGATGTGGCCCATGTGGGAGTGGTTAGCATATCCTGAACACAAGTACCTTTGCGCTTCGTACTCAAACACATTGTCTATTCGCGATAACCTGAAAGCAAGGCGCTTAGTGCAATCGCCCTGGTACCAAGAAAGGTGGGGTGAGTTGTTCCATCTGTCAGGTGATCAAAACGCTAAGCAGCGATTTGAAAACAACAAGACAGGCTACCGGATTGCAACGTCTGTCGGAGGTACGGCCACTGGTGAAGGTGGTAGCCGCTTGCTGCTTGATGATCCCCACTCAGCCCAAGAAGCACAATCTGAAGCCATACGAGAAAGCACACTGGACTGGTTTAAAGAAACCTGGTCAACTCGTATGAACACGCCAAAGAAAGATGCCATGGTCGTTGTCATGCAGCGATTGCACGAGCAAGATGTGTCAGGTTATATCCTGAACACTCTCAAAGACTGGGAGCATGTCTGCATACCAGCTGAGTATGACGGCGAGCGTAGGAAGTCATCCTTAGGTTACTACGATCCTCGTAAGAAAAAGGGTGAGCTCATTTGCCCAGATCGTTTCGGTGAAAAGGAAATCAACCTTCTAAAGATCAGTCTTGGAGAGTACGGAACGGCAGGTCAGTTGCAACAGGCTCCTAACCCCACTGGCGGTGGTATCTTAAAGACAAACAACTTCCAGCTCTGGCCTTTTGCTGGTGGTCTTCCTCCTTTCGAGTTTGTGGTTCAGTCTTATGACTGCGCGTTCACAGAGAAATCTACTGGGGATCCTACTGCCATGACTGCCTGGGCCGTGTTCACCCACAAGCAAAAGCGTCATGTGATGCTCATCGATGCCTGGGACGGAAACCTCAGCTACCCAGACCTCAGGAAGCGAGCTATTCAAGAGTGGCAAACGGAGTACGGAGGACCTACTAAGACGGCTCCCTGGGTGCGTCCAAAACGTCCCGATGTAGCCCTAATAGAGGCTAAGGCCAGCGGTCAGTCTCTGATCCAGGATTTTAGACTAGCAAACATTCCTGTTTCGGGCTATAATCCAGGAAATGCTGACAAGGTAAGTCGCGCCCACCAGGCAGCTCCTGTGCTTGAGCAAGGTATCGTGTGGATACCAGAATCAGCTAAGACACCAGGTCACCCGGTATCTTGGGCCCAGGCGTTCTTGAAGCAGCTTGAGAAGTTCCCAGTGGCTGAGCACGATGACTATGTGGACACGTTTACCCAGTTGATTATCTACTTGAAAAACCAAGGTTGGCTTGAAATGCCTGCTGCCAAAGAAGAAGAAGTACCCCCACAAAATCAGAAACGGATTAACCCTTACGCCGCTTGAGGTGCAAAATGGCAGGTGAAATTAAAGCAAGCCCAAGGAACCAGACCCTTGGCAAAGTAGCAGACAAGCTCGCAAGGCTCAGGGACCTTGCCAACAAGTACGAGGTGTTGCCTCAAGTGCCTTTGCTCGGAGGCACTGGCATCGGTGACTTGCTGATGGGCCAAGCTCCTGAAGAGGTGAGCAACTGGTCTTATGGCAATGCTCCAATGCAAGTGCCTGAGATGACACGCATTCCGCAGATGAAGACGGGACGAGCCGCTCCAGTTGCCGATGCTTTATTCCTTGGTGCTGATGTCGGAGCCCTTGGCGGCTTAGCTGCTAGCCTTGGCAGACGAGGCTTGAGTGAGTTCGTTGGGTCTGCTGGTCGCGCCATGCCGGTTGGTGCTGAGCCTCAGGTCGGTGCCATTAAGCCTAAGGGCGGGAATTGGATACAAGGAAACATTGGTCGTAGGTTATCAACACTGAAGAAAAACGTGTACAGCGGTGATGAGATTGAAACACTTCAGCGAATAGCTGGTGAACAAGCCGCTCAAAATTACTTGACTCAAAACGCGCCAAATTATGCCCTTAATAGCTGGATTGATAAAACTTTAAATAAATATATTGGCAATGAACTGGCGACCCCGGAAGATCCACTGCGCGCATTGGCGGAAAGGGGTATTGGCAGCACAGCCTATTCACCTGATATACTCGATATTTTGATCACACAACCAAATTCTTTTCATCAAAATCGTCGGGTTTCTCAAGGGTTTCCTGCAGAAGGTTTAGGTAAATCTCAATTGGCAAAATCTTGGGAAACTAGATCAGATACTTCAATTTCAACTATCCCGGTTAAAAAACTTTTAGACAATAATCTTTACGCCAAAGAGGTTGCTGAAATGCCTTGGCTTAGTAAATTGAATCCTGATGATGTCGTCTATGAACTAAACACTTTGGATGGGTTAGGCTTCCGCCACCTCCTTGACGAACTTGCAAACGCCACCAACCCAGACTCAGGACTTCCTGCAGATTTGCTGCTGAAGTATGAGTCATTGCCCAAGGTCACTGTGCCCCAAGCAGTTGAGCGAGTAGCTAAGATCAACGAATGGAGAGCTAAGCAGAAGGCAGAAGCCGATGCAGCAAGAGCCATGAACCCGGCCACTCAGGTGTTTAAGGAATACCCAGACCAGGGGTACAAGTGGGTTGAGTTAAAGGCTCCAGAAAAAACTGGCAAAACTGTCAAAAGTAAAACGGGACCTAGCAATGATGACTTGTTAGATGAGGCTCGCGAATTAGCATTAGACGACGGCTTGGAAGAGGGTACAGAAGAGTTTGATGAGTATGTAGAATCTTACATAGAAAATTCGCCTTTGCGAGAATCAGCAGTGGACGTAGATGAATCCTATAAAGCCCTCGAAGACGCTCTCAAGTACGAAGGCGAAACCATGGGCCACTGCGTTGGCGGCTACTGCCCTGATGTGATTGAAGGTCGCAGTCGGATTTATAGTCTTAGAGACGCCAAGGGCATGCCCCATGTGACGGTGGAGGTGCAGCCGCCAGGTATGCGTAATGACGCTTTGTTTGACGCAGGTATTGATTTTGAAGAGCAAGCTGCCCTTGAAGTGCGTAGACAAAACCCCCGTATTGATGATGAATCTGATGAATACATGGAAGCAGTAATGGCAAGAGCCCAAGAACTTGCAGATGAGTGGAACACAAAACAAGCCACCGTCGAACAACCTCGAATTGCTCAAATCAAAGGTAAGGGCAACGCAAAACCTAAGGATGATTATTTGCCTTTTGTCCAAGATTTTGTCAAATCGCAACAGTGGAGCGAAATCGGTGATCTTGGGAATACCGGTCTTGTAGAATATTCTACGCGCCGCCAAACAATTCCTCGTGGGCTTACTGGCGTAATTCCTAAATTTGACGAGGCCGGAATTAAACCTGGTTATTACACTGAATCAGAACTTTCAGACCTGATCAAAGCTTGGCAGTCAACTAACGGATCGAGAAACTTCGCGCAAGGCGGCTTAGTTACACCTTACGACCCAGCAAGAATCGAGGCCCTGGTCTCTCAACTAATGGATGCGCAATAACATGGATATGAACCAGGAAAAACCAGATGACAAGGTCATTGAGGGCGAAGTCGTTGAGTACGAAGAAACCCCATCTGAGGTTGAAGATACTGAGGACGGTGGTGCCATTGTCAGGATGGGCAACGTTGAAGACGAACAAGCAAAACGCGCTCACTTCGATAATATCATTGACGAGGTGCCATTAGTTGAGCTTAATAAGATTGTGGTCGAGCTGCTTGACAAGGTTGAGCTTGATAAGAAGGCACGGGAAAAACGTGACAAGCTGTATGAGGAAGGTCTTCGCAGAACTGGCCTTGGCGATGACGCACCAGGAGGAGCCCAGTTTACAGGAGCTAATAAGGTTGTCCACCCAATGCTTGTTGAAGCTTGTGTTGACTTTTCAGCTCGCGTGATGAAGGAACTCTTTCCATCAAACGGACCAGTAAAAAGTAAGACCTACGGTAAACTTGATAAGGACAAGATGTCTAAGGCTCAGCGCAAAGCTGATTTCATGAACTGGCAATGCACTCAGCAGATCCGTGAGTTTCGCTCTGAGCTCGAGCAGCTCAGCACTCAGCTGCCTCTTGGTGGTGGTCAGTATCTGAAGTGGCGGTGGATGGAGAATCGCCGTAGGCCAACATGCGAGTTTGTACCCATTGATGACGTGTATCTGCCTTTTGCAGCAACAAACTTCTACACAGCTGAACGCAGGACCCATGTCCAGTACATCACCAAGGCTGAGTATCAAAGACGCGTAAAGCAAGGCATGTACATTGATACGGAACTGGGCTATGCTCCAGACCCTGAGTACAGTGCATCCAGCAAGGCAAACGACAAGATTGAAGGTCGCTCGATGCCCATGTACAACGAAGATGGGCTTCGTATGATTTACGAGATATCAACAGAGCTTGATATTGGTGATGGTCCTAAGCCTTACCTGATCAGTATCGACCACTGGTCGCGCAAAGCTGTTAGCCTGTATCGCAACTGGGATCTTGAAGATGAGAATGAAGAAGAACTGATTTGGATGGTTGAGTTCCCCTTTGTCCCATGGCGCGGAGCTTACCCCATCGGTTTGACACACATGATTGGTGGGTTGACGGGAGCAGCAACTGGATCCTTGCGAGCCCTTCTCGATTCTGCCCACATTCAAAACGTGCCAACATTGCTGAAGCTAAAAGGAGGACCTAACGGCCAAACCCTGAATGTTCAGCCAACTGAGATGACCGAAATTAGCGGTGGGACGGTGACTGATGACATTCGCAAGCTGATTATGCCGGTTCCTTTCGCAGGACCCAGCCCCACCTTGTTCCAGCTGCTTGGTTTCTTGATTGAAGCCGGTAAGGGCGTTGTGCAGACAAGCTTTGAGAAGCTCAGTGACCAGAATCCTAACCAGCCTGTTGGCACCACAATGGCCCTAATCGAGCAGGGTATGGTTGTGTTTAACAGCATCCATGCGCGACTTCATAATGCTATGGAGATGTGCTTCAAGATCCTGCACCGGATCAACAGCGCGTACCTGACAGAAGAAGACATTCGCAAACAAGCTGGCGAGTTTGACATTGATCCTAGCGACTTTGATGGTCCCATGGATGTGGTGCCAGTCAGCGATCCGCAGATCTTCAGTGAGACTCAGCGCTTTGCACAAACTCAGGCTATCATGCAGCGGTCTGGCGCGATGCCTGGTATGTATGATCCTCGCAAAGTGGAAGAGATGTTCTTGCGAACACTCAAGGTGCCTGCCGACGAGGTCTTGATGCAAGATCCTATGTCAGAAGACATGGACCCGGTGAGTGAGAATGTAGCTGCTGCGATGGGTAGACCCGTTTACGTGCTGCCAAAGCAAGATCATATTGGCCACTTGATGGTTCATATGAACTTTTTGAAGTCACCCTTGTTTGGCCAGAACCCTGCCATCATCAAGCAGTACCTGTACCCTATGGCTATGCACTTGCGCGACCACGTACTGAACTACTATCTCAGTGAAGCCCACGATGCAGTTGATAAAGCTCAGCGTGATGACTTGATTTCCAGCGAGGACTCACAAGAGCAGGTCAAGGTGATTATCCAAGTCCAGCAATTTATCGAGCAGCAGCTTGGTAACTTTGCGCAAGAGCTCGCTGCACTTGATGAAGCTGCCCAGCAGTATGCTCCGCAGCCACCTCAGATGCCAGTGGATAACACCATGCAGATTGCCCAAATGAATTTGCAAGACAGACAGCAAGATCGTCAAGTCAAGATGCAAGAATCTCAGGCTAAGCTCCAAGCCACTGTGCAGATGCAAGACAAGAAGCTTTCTATTGAGCAGCTTAGAGCCCAGCAGAAAGCCCAGCAAGATGATCTGCAACGTCAGCATGAGGCTCAGATCGAAGCTTTCAGGCAGCAAGCTGAAGACCGCCGCAAAGCTGCTGAGCTAGCAAGCCGAGAAGAAATGAACCAGCAAGACAACCAGACAGCCATGAACTTGGCAGCTGCTGAGATTGCTTCTGGTGAACGAGTAGCAGTTTCAACGGGTACGGGCATCAACCCAAACCCATAACCACCGCCACTACACAGGAGAGGCAATCATGAAGAACGACAACCCAAAACCAGGCACAGTGCCAATGGACAGCGCGTTTGTTAAGCAACATCATCGCTTAGCTGCTGGTGTTCCTTGCAATGGGCAGAAGATGCCATCGGCCCCAGCAACACCAAACAAGAACCAGACAAAGTGAACATCGAGCAGCTTGCATTGCAAAAGCTCGAGGCTTTGAAAGTCCAACACGCCATGGACTCACTCACTCAGCCGTCAAGGCGAGATATGTTTGAGTACGGTGAGCGTGTTGGAATTTTAAAAGGCTTGAATCTTGCCACGGAAGTGATTATGGCATTGATTGAAGAGCTAAAAAGAACTGATGAATAACATCAGTCACACATTAACCCACGTATAGGAGCTGTTATGAGCGACTTGTTAGAAAAAGCGTTTCCTGAAGTAGATGCTGGCATCATGCCTTTTGGCAGCAGAATCTTAGTGCAGATTCGAAGCCCAATGAAAGTCAGTGCCGGTGGCATTCACCTTGATACCGGAACCCAGGATACTGAGAAATGGAACACGCAAGTGGCCAAGGTCATTGCGCTTGGTCCATTGGCGTTTAAAAACCGAAACACCATGCAAGATTGGCCTGAAGGCGAATGGTGCAAGATGGGAGATTTTGTCCGAGTGGCAAAATATGGTGGCGACCGCTGGGAAGTCCCCATTAGTAAGGCAGAATCTGCCTTGTTTGTGATCTTCAACGACCTTGATATCATTGGCAAGGTTACAGTTGATCCATTAAAAATCCGTGCATTCATCTGATAGGAGATGGTTATGAATGACAAAGTGAAGACAGAAGAGAAAAAGCAGCCTGAAGTTGAGTACGTGGCCATTGAGGACGAAGAACTTAAAGGCAAGCAGGCTGATGAGGGCAAAAAACCTGAAGACGATGAAGACGAGCGGCTGAACAAGCAAGAAGATGATGCTGAAGTCAATGCTGCAGCCACTGACGAAGAGCGAGAAGCCATTCGTGAACGTCGCCGCAAGGAACGGGCAGAGCGCAAAGCTCGTCGTGAAGAAGCAATCAGCCGTGACAAGCTTGAACTCGAGTTCTTGCGTAAGCGTAATGACGATCTTGAACGTCGTTTTAACGTGCTTGAGCAGCGCACCGTGCAGCAAGATGTGGCCGGTATCGATGGGGCCATTAGCCAGACTCGTCGCGAGATTACAATGGCTGAAGAGGTCATTGCCAAAGCTGTTAGCGCAGGCAATGGTGAAGATGTGGTCAAGGCCACAAGAATTCGAGACCAAGCTTCTCAGCGTCTTCAGGCTTTAGCCGCTCAAAAAGCCAACGTGTCCCAGCAGCGTCAGCAAGATTCTGGTCCTCAGATGGACAGCACCGTGTTAAATCACGCTAAGCGTTTTATCAATGAAAATAGCTGGTATAACCCACGAGGTGGTGACGAAGATTCTGACATTGTGATCAGCATCGATCGGTCTTTGGCTCGTGAAGGCTTAAATCCACAAACTGAAGAATACTGGGAGAAGCTCCGTGAGAAAGTACGTAAACGCTTGCCTGAGAAGTTTGAAGGTTCTGAAGACAATCCTAAGCGCCGCGAAAGCCGAGGTGGCCCTCAGATTGGATCTGGTAAGGGTGATGCTAGCCATGTATCTGGTCGCCAAGAAGTCTACATCAGCCCAGACCGTAAGAACGCTATGATTGAAGCTGGTGTGTGGGACGATCCTGTCTTGCGTCAGAAATACATCAAGCGGTATGCCGAGTATGACAAAAACAATCCTCGGTCGTAAACCACAAAGCTCAATCTTTGAGGTGGTTTACATTTTAGAAGTACCCACTCTATAATCAAGTTAATCGCTGAATAGGAGCGAATCATGTCAGATGAAAGAATCAAAAAATCCGCTGGATCGGACCGCGAAGACCGCAAGATGCAAGATCGTGCAGTGTCAGAGAATCGTGAGGTCAATGAAGATGAGCGGGTTGCAATGTTTCGGCAACAGTTTTTCCAATCGTCGTTGCCAGATCTTCCAAAAATCGACGGGTATCATGTTTGCTGGTTAACCACCACAAACCCACGAGACTCAATTCAAGGTCGTATCCGACTCGGTTATGAGCCGGTCAAACCCGAAGACGTACCGGGTTGGGAATACGCCACCTTGAAGACAGGTGAGTACAACGGGTTGATTGGTGTGAATGAAATGGTCGCCTTTAAGCTGCCTTTGTCACTGTACCAAAGATTCATGCAAGAAGCGCATCACAACGCTCCACTGCGCGAAGAAGAAAAGCTACGAGACACTGCAGACTTCTTGGCCCAACAAGCAAAGAATTCGAAATCCGCCGTTATTGTGGAAGAAGGCAGCGAAAATGTGGTGGCTAATCGTAAACCGATCTTTGATCTGGATTGATTAGCCCTGACGAAAACCAATATGGGAGTTAGCAAATGTCTTCGACAAGCGCACCTTTTGGTTTTCGGCCATCTTTCCACCCCAGTGGTCAGATGCGTCCGAAAGCCTACACAATTGCATCTGGCTACGGCCAAAACATTTTTCAAGGCGATCCTGTCAAGTTGACCGACGCTGGTGTTATCCAGCTTGGGTCTTCTGACGGCACACGTACCGGCACAACTGACGGCATTTTGCTGCTCGGCGTGTTTGCTGGTTGCGAGTACCGCGATGCTACAGGCAAGCCTACTGTGTCGCCATTCTGGCCCGCAAGCATCTCAGCCACTGAAATTACGGCTTGGGTGTACGATGATCCAGAAACCCTCTTTGACGTGCAGTACAACAATCCAGGTACACCCGGAACCGACACTGTGCAAACAGCCGTTGGCGAAGAGTGCGACTGGACCGTGGCCAGCCCTGGTGGTTCTACCTCCACTGGTCTTTCAAACACTTTGCTCACAGCCATTCAGGCAACATCTGGCCAGTTCCAGATTACTGGCTTTGCAAAGAACGTCAATGACGCGTTGACTGATGCTTATGTTGTGGCCACTGTTCGTATCAACGAACACCACTACAAAGCTGCGGTTAACTCGGTATAAGGAGGGCTGAATAATGGCCGCACCAATGCGTAGTACTGACTTTCGTTCGGTAGTTGAACCGATTCTGAACGAAGTTTTTGATGGCGTTTATGACCAGCGAGCTGATGAGTTCAAAGCTGTTTTTGATGTGCGTAAGGGTATTGCCCGCACGTATCATGAAGAGCCAGTTTTGTACGGCTTCGGCGCTGCTCCTGAGCTGCCTGACGGCATGCCCGTGACTTATCAGTCTGGTGGTATTCTTTTCAACAAGCGTTACGTGTACAAAGTATACGGCCTGGCGTTTGCTTTGACCAAGGTATTGGTTGAAGACGGCGACCATATTCGTATGGGTACCACATACGCCAAACACTTGGCTCAGTCATTGATTGAAACCAAGGAAACCATTGCAGCAAACATTCTGAACCGTGCATTCAACGGTTCTTATGTTGGTGGCGACGGCGTTGCTTTGAACGTGAACAACCACCCGATTGTGAACGGAGCATTCAGCAACGTGCTGTCTACACCAGCCGCACTGTCTCAGACATCACTCGAGCAGATGCTCATCCAGATTCGCAACGCTGTTGACAATAACGGTAAGCGCATCCGCTTGACACCTCGCAAGATTGTGACTGGACCATCACAGATTTTCCAAGCAGAAGTATTGCTAAAGTCTGTGCTGCGTGCAGGTACAGCTGACAACGACATCAACCCAGTGAAGTCCATGGGTCTGCTAGCTGAAGGCCAAGCAAACCTTTCTCGTATCACATCTACCACTGCATGGTGGATCCAGACTGATGCGCCAGAAGGTTTGAAGTGCTTGATGCGCCGCAACATGGAAAAGAGCATGGAAGGTGATTTCGAAACCGACAGCATGCGTTACAAGGCAACTGAGCGTTACGACATGGGTTGGACTGATCCTCGCGCCGTGTTTGGAACCCCAGGCCTGTAAGTAAGGGTATTTGAGAAGCCGGACTGCCTACCACCCTGGGCAGACGACATACCGACCGGCTTCTCGCCAATAACTTGTATGTGAGGAATTCAAAATGGGACGTACTACTTTTTCTGGTCCAGTAAAATCCGTTGCTGGCTTCATCGTTGGCGATGGTTCAACAATCACAAAAACACTCAAGGCCACCGCCACGTTAGACTTTGGCTCTATTGCAGCGGCCGGTTCAGCAAGCTTAACAATTGCAGTTGTTGGTGCGGCCGTTGGTGACACGGTTTCTCTTGCACTACCAGCCGCAATCAACGCGGGTTTGGTGTTCAACGCTTTTGTATCTGCGGTAGACGTGGTGACTGTAAGGGCCACCAACGTGACAGCTGCGCCGATCGATCCCGCGGCATCAAGCTACTCAGTCATCGTTGTTGCTTGATAGGAGGTCGTCGTGAGACCAGTTCGCCTGACGTTATCTTCTGTAGGGGTGTCAGCCCCTATACCAATTGATCTGTATTTACTAACCTTTATCTCGGTGGCGGTTACTTTATCTGCAGGATCTTCACTTACGTACTCTGTTCAGCACACCTATGATGATGTGTTTGCCAGCGGATTTAATCCGGCCACCGCCACCTGGTTTAATAACGTGGACCTGACCGCCGAAATAGCCAACGGGGAAACTAACTACGTGACTCCTGTAACTGCTATACGACTTAACATAACTGCGCTTACTGCAGGTAGCGCTACGATCACCGTTCTCCAAGCAGGGACCCCATCATGAGTATAAACAGCGGACCTACTCGGGCATGGCCTAAGGCAGCCCCGGGTATAGACAACGTACTTTCAGGTAGGGCCTTTGTGGCTGGTGGCAAGATAACAGTGACCGACGGCACTGCCGTATTTCAGTTAGCCAACCCTGCGGGCTCAGGTAAAGCAATTTTACTACAGTCTTTTTCTGCTACAGCAGACACCGGGGTTGATGTGCAGTTTTCTAAAAACGCCACGGTGGCCACCCCCAGTACACGGGGCCCTTCCAATTTGAGCTTGGCTTCAGCGCTGATTTCGGTGGCTGTGTTTCGCACAGGGATCACCGGGACCACAGGCGGGACTAACATAAGTCCTGTTTCGCGACTATTGCCCAATGATCGCCAAGAATACCCCATACCTTTTTTCCTGCCTCCAGGAACTTCGTTGGAGCTAAAGATTTTGGCTCCAGTGCTAACAACCATAGTGTGCTACGGCGCCGCAGTGTGGACAGAAAATCCTTTGTAGCAATTTAAGAGGGTTAGTGATGGAAAACTCCATTAACATGACATCAGTTGAGTGGGACTTGATCAAAGGTAAATTGTCAGAGTTGACTGCTGGTCAAATAGAAGTGGCAAGAGCCTTGAAAGAACTACATGAATGTGTCGACGATTCAAAGGACCAAATTAGGGACTTAAAGGACTCAGTTGACGATATGCAGCAGATGATTTTAAGCATGGTGCCAAACGGTGATATTTTTCAGCATCGTTTTGACCACGTTGAAATTGCAGATACCAGAGGCTTGAAGCGTGTTGGCAAAGTAAAAGCTGTTGAGGTTGCAGTTGCCGGGGCTTTGGCTTTGGTGGCTGCCGCCTTTGTATTTTACCTGAAGTTTGGAGTAAAGAGCATTGACACCGGATTTATGAAAAACTTAGGTTTGTCTGATGCTGCAGTTGTGGCCACAAGGCCAGAAGTAAAGATCAAAGATATTAAATAAAGTGATTATTTGCGGGGTCTGCTGAACCAGTAGCCAGCTAATCTAACAGAACTAGGATTAGTGATGGCTTATTCAAATGAAATCGGAACCAGGACCACAACTGCCCTAAAGGTAGTGGACCATGCATTTCGCCGCTGCCGGTTGCCTGCTCAGGCCATAACTAGCGAGATGCAAACATACGCGTTGCAAAGTTTATTCACCTTTCTGTCAAGCTTGGCCAATCCCAAGCCGCCAAGCTGGTGTATCCAGAAGATCATTCTCCCGATGTACGAGAACCAGCCAGTCATTCCGCTGCCAGCTGGTACAGTAGAAATACTTAACTTGAACTACCGGAGCATCCAGGCACTATCTGGATCAGTCTCTACTACGTCCTTGTCCTATACCGTAGACTTAGGTTCTGCCACTGTAGTCAACGTGGTAGGTATTAAGTGGACGGCAGCTGCTGTCAATTTTGTAGTAGAAACTTCTGATGATAACTCCACATGGTCTGAAGTGGCCAGTGTGACCACCACAAAAGCAGCTGGTGAGATTGATTGGATCGATATCAGTGGAGCCACTGCGGCTAGGTACATCAGAGTTGTGGGGTCAGCGGCTTTGAATTACGAGTGGGTTGAGTTTGGTAATACCCCACAAGAAATCCCAATGGGCCTGCTAAACCGTGATAATTACGTAAACCAGAGCAATAAGCAGTTTCCTAGCAGACCAAACAGCTTTTGGTTTCAAAGAAACCTTGCAAACCCAGTGTTGAACTTGTGGCCGGCTCCTTTTTTAGCTGCTGAGAAAGCCCAGTTAGTTGTGTGGCGGCACCGCGAGATCATGAGCACTGAAAACTTGCGTCAAGAGATCGAAGTGCCAAACCGTTGGCTCGAAGCCATCATTGCAAATCTTGCTTCACTAGTAGGTTTAGAAACTCCCCAGGTGCCAATTGAAATTGTTGCTAAGCTTGAAATGAATGCCGCAATGAGGCTGCAAGAAGCCCGTGACGGTGATAATGATGGAAGCTCTACCTTCATCAACCCAGGAATTGGAGCCTACACAAAATGAGTAGATTCATTGATCCTACCGGGGAACCTACTTATGGCATCGCGCTGTGCGCAAGATGCTCTCGTAAGTTTAAGCTTGCTGAATTGCAACCCGATCCAAATTACCCTGGGTTGATGGTTTGTCGTGAGGATCTAGATGACTATGATCCTTACAGGCTGGCACCCAGAAAACCAGATAACATAGTATTGCCTTTTGTCAGGCCTGATGATAGCTTAGCCACACGGCCTGCGGGCCTGATTCAAGAAGCTGGTGATGCGTTCATTGTGACTGAAGACGGCGATAGCTACTTGGAGATTTAAATGACAACTGTACCAAGTAATTTAATACCATCAAGGATCACGCAGCTGCCACTGGCTCCTAAAGCGTCTCCCGACGGTTTGCTGCTTTACGTGCTCAATGGAGTGTCGTACCAGATAGCAGCTGGCGATTTACTGCAAGTGGCCGGTGTTCCTACAACCAGACAAGTGATTGCAGGAACTGGTCTGACAGGAGGTGGTCAACTCAGCAGCAATGTGACTTTGAGCGTGGCTCCTGGTGGCATCAGTGATACTGAGTTAAGAGCCACAGGAGTGACCCCAGGATCCTATGGTTCAATTACTCAGGTTCCTGTAATTCAGGTCAACGCCCAAGGTCGCATTACTTCGGTATCTGGTGTTGCCATAAATCTAGCAGGCAAGGTTGATATCACTACACAGGTGATTGCAGGTGTTGGTCTGTCTGGCGGTGGCTCATTGGCAAGCAATGTGACAATGAACGCCGATGTGAGTAACCTTGCTCCACTTTCGGTAGATAATACTGGCTCCGCAGGAATTTCTCAAGAGCTTAGTCGCGCCGATCACAGACACCCAGCAATTAATCTTGGGTCGGACGCTCAGGTTGATGGAAACCTTGGCCTTGGCAACGGTGGCCTTGGCAGCAGCATTGTTCCTGTTGAAGGCGCCTTGCTTTGGTGCGGAGCAGATCGATTTTACATAGGACCCGCCGGACTGAACGGTCAAGTGCTTGTGTCTAAAGGTGCTGGATCTTACACCTGGGGCAGCGCGCTTGTGCAGAGTGATCAGCCGGCTAATTTTGTCTATGCAGGTCCTGCGTCTGGCCCAGATGCTGCATCATCCTTCCGCTTGCTTGTGAACGCCGACATTCCAGTTGCATTGAGTGACAAAACACTTGACAACAGCCCAATTGGAGCTGCCACAGCAAATACTGTGAGAGGTACTACAATCACGGCAACTACTCAGTTTTCGGGTCCTGGCACTGGGTTAACAGGGACAGCTGGTAGTTTGTCAATCGGAGGCAACGCGGCAACAGCTACAAATGCTACCAATGCAACTCTTGCGACACGGTCGACAAATTTAGCTGGCGGCAATGCAAGCCAAATTCCTTACCAGACGGCTTTAGATACAACAGGGTTTATCCCCAACGGATCGGCTGGCCAGGTGTTAACATCTCAAGGTGCTGGTGTTCCTGTGTGGTCTGGTCTTGACGGAGGTACGTTCTAATGATTGATCAATTCATATCTAGGATCCTGGCTTGCCAGACCATTTCTCAGCTTGCTCATTGGCAGACAGACAGTTATGCTCAGCACGAAGCGCTCGGAGAGTTTTATTCTGAGTTGCCAAGTTTGACTGATAAGTTTGTTGAAGCCTACGTCGGAGCATTTGGCAAGGAAGGTGTTTTTGAGTATCAGATTGAAGACATTATCAAGCACCTTGAGGACGAACTGATGTGGCTGAATAAGCACAAGGAGAAGATTACGAACGACTCACCTGGGTTATCGAACATCTTTGATGAAATCACTACGCTTCACATGCGCACTTTGTACAAACTAAAAAACTTGAGGTGAGACCATGAGTCAGACAGGATTTACCCCCATCCAGCTTTATCGCACAGCTACAGCGTCAGCTGTTCCATCAGCTGCCAACCTTGTTGTTGGTGAGCTTGCTATTAACTACACTGACGGTAAGTTGTTTTATGAAGACAACCTTGGAGCCGTTCAAACCATTGCCAGCAAAGATGCAGCTGCTGGGAACTTTGTAAATTTGGCCTACACCGGCACACTGACAGGCGGCACTGGTGTGGTGAACATCGGGTCGGGGCAGATTTATAAAGATGCGAGCGGGAATGTGGTTCTCGGCGGTACAACTGTATTAGATAAGCTAACGATTAACACAAATACAAACGGCTTTGCTGGCGCTTATGTAACTGGTAACCAAGGTGGCACTGCCGAGCAGATGGGTTATCGAGCCATCAACGCAAACGGCACAGGTATTTTCTTAGGTGTAAACGGGGCTAATTATTCGAGTGGGATTGGAAACGCAAACGGCGCGGTAATTCAGGCGCTTGGTGCAGGAACATCATTGAGTGTCGCGTTAAACGGAGCTACCCGCCTCACCATCGACCCCGCAGGTAACGCAGGGCTGGGGTTTGTGCCAAATGCTTGGGGTTCACAAAAAGCATTAGAGTTCCAGTACGGTGCTTTGTCGGCAGGCAATGCACTCGGGACCGAATTGGTAGGCAATGCTTTTTATAATGGCACAAATTGGATTTACCGAGAGACGGGGGCCGCCTATCGTTACAATCAATCCAGCGCAGGTCATTCGTGGTTCACCGCCCCCAGCGGCACAGCAGGCAACCCGATTACGTTTACACAAGCCGCGACGTTGTTCCAGAACGGGAACTATGCTCTTGGTCGTACCTCAACTGTATTCCGATTAGACGTTGCGGCAGCAGACGGTAACATCGCAAAGTTTGCGTTTGATGGTGGCGATGCTGCACTTGATATTACAAGCCCCACCGGGAACACAATCGGTATTACAGCGGCGGTAGGCGATACGCTAACACTTGGAGCAAATGGAGCAGAAGCCGCCCGAATCACATTGGCAAGATACTTCAAAGCGAGTAATACGGGGGTTTATGGAAATGCTGCTGGATCAGGTGATTTAGCGTCAAATCCGACCCACCATTTTCAAAATGACGCAAATAATTATGTTGTGATTGCCCTTGCGAATAACACGGGAGCAAGTGCTGGGGCGTTTTTGTCTTTACTGCCGACTGGTGCAACTGCCGACCACTATCAAGGTCGTGTGAACAACGTGGAGGTGTATAAAGTTCTGTCAAACGGCAACGTTCAGAACACGAACAACAGTTACGGCGCGATTTCTGACGCAAAGCTGAAAGAAAATATTGTCGATGCGCCGAGCTACCTTGACCGCTTTATGCAGTTGCGTTTCCGCAACTTTAATCTTAAAGCCGAAACGGGTATGAACACCGACAAGCAATTCGGTGTGATTGCGCAGGAACTCGAAGCAATTTTCCCAAGTCTGGTTGATGAAACGCCTGACATGGAAGAAGTCACCCGCACGCGCACGGTTGACGTACCTGCTGTTGAGGAGGTGTTAGACGAAGAAGGCAACGTAGTAACGCCTGCGCAACCAGCCACAACCCGCGAGGAGTCCTACACCGAGTCAGTACCAACAGGCACAGTCACCAAGAGCGTCAAATACTCTGTGCTGGCTCAGATGCAGGGCAAGGTAATTCAGGAGCAGCAAGCAATTATCAACGCACAGCAGACGAAGATTGAAGAACTTGAAGGCGCGGTGGCACAGCAAACCGCAGTGCTGCCTGACCTGCTTGCCAGAGTATCTAAGCTTGAAAGTTTGCAGTAAAATAGGTTCGGCTTTGACTAAGAGGTCTGGCCAACCTCACTAAACTAATAGGAATTACCCACATGAGTACCGTTAAATTAGAATTGAATTTTGAGCAGCTGAACAGTGTAATGGGCTGCTTGCAAGTGCAAGGTGGCATGATTGCAAATGTTACACAAGCCATTCAAGCTCAAGTGCAAGCTCAATTGGCACCTCAGGCTCCTACAGACCAACCTACCCAACCAAACGCACAACAGCAAAACTCAGAAGCACCTAAGGAGTAAAGCAATGAGGGCTAAATTTTTCAAGATTCAAGAACTTGTGTATCCAAGCTTGGCTGAAAGGGGTGAAGATTTTGCCTGGCAGTTTCTTAGACCCGACGCCATTGCTTCACTTGATCAAATCAGAGAAAAATTTGGCCCTTGTACAGTCAACAATTACTTGTGGGGAGGACCCCGTGTTGCAAGTGGTCTGCGCCCATTAGTTGGTGGGGTAGGAGCTGCAATGTCTTTGCATCGATTTGGTGCCGCGTTTGATGTGGTGCCACACAAAGCAACTCCAGTTGAAATCTACGAGTATATACTGGCCCACCAAAATCAATTTCCATTGATCAAGCGGCTTGAAAATGCCCACTTGACAAAAACTTGGCTACATTTTGATGTTGCGAATACTCAGTCAGCAACCATTTTGACCTTCAATCCTTAAAGGACACTATTATGAGCTTCTTTTCAAAACTAGCTGATGTGGCCACTGGTGGTTTAGGTGGTCAAATTGTTGATTTAGTCAAAACTTACTTGCCGCCAGACATGTCTCCTGAAAAGAAAGCCCAACTCACAATTGAGCTTGAGCGTTTGGCTATGGAACGTGAGAAAAATACAAACGACGCCATTAGAGATTCTGAGCTGGCGGTCAATGAACGAATTCGCGAGTACGAAGGTACTGCAAAAGATCTTCAAGCTCTACCTTTTGTGGGCCCGATGATGATTTTCTTAAGGGGCGCGCAACGCCCAATTGTAGGATACGCCACAATTTATCTAGATTACATGATTTTCAGTGGCCAATGGGACGTTTCCGGGCAACCTCAGGTAGAATCAGCCTTTTGGGTCATCAATATGCTTGTTTTTGGCTTTCTTTTTGGTGAAAGAGCCATCCGTAATGTCATGCCTATGATTACAGAGGCTATGGGTAAGCGTAAAGCCTAAGCAGTTTCACATTTCAGCCACTTTGGCTATATAATTTAAAAAATTTAGTGCGTGCTGAATCAGCAGCTATCACAAACTTGTGGAGTGATTGATGAGCTACGTGCAAACATATAACAGTCTGTTGACTGACCTTAGACAATATCTAGAACGTGGGTTCACAGAAGAAAGTGATCCTATTGTTTACGAACAACTCCCTAGATTAATTACCCTTGGCCAACGGCGCGTAGCCAGAGACCTTAAAATCCAAGGATTTTTGAAGGCCGTTGCTTTTACAGCAGCCCAAGGTGTGGCCGTGTACCGTAAACCCGATAGATGGAGAGATACCATCAGCATGAGAATTGGCGGAAATCCGGTATTCACAAGATCTTACGAGTACTGTCGTAATTACTGGCCCAACGAACAAGAAACAGCGCAACCAGAATTTTTTGCTGATTATGACTTCAATCACTGGCTAATTGTTCCAACACCGAGCGTAAGTTTACCGGCCGAGGTTTTATACTACGAGCAGCCACGTTTAATCGACGAAGATTTTCAAACAAATTGGATGACAGAATATGCTCCAGATATGCTGCTTTACTCGTGCCTACTTGAAGCCCAAGCTTTGCTAAAAAATGATAAGCTAATGGCTAATTGGCAAAACATGTATAACCAAGCCAAAGCATCCGTAAATCAAGAAGATCTTTCCAGAATTCTTGATAGGGCTGCTAACAGGAGTGAAAATTGACCATCTATACTGACGTATTTGGCGGGGCCAACATCTACCCATCTGAAGTGAGCTGGAGCCGCCTTGATCTTACTGCAAATGTTACATTATCCTGGCCTGAAGAAACTTCTGTTTCTACCAATTTGGCCACGCGTATCATAGATGTGATGGTTGGTATAGCAGGATCAAATATCACGCTGCCAAAAGCCGATAAAACTTCACCTGGGCAGACCATTTTATTTAATAACATTGGAAGTGAAACTTTCGTTGTGTACGACAACTCCGGAGCCCAGGTTGTTTCCATTGCGTCTGGCGAACTATGGCAGATTTATTTAGTTGATAATACGACAACTGCCGGCGTATGGAGAAGCTTGCAATACGGAGCCTCAGTCAGTCAGGCTAACGCGTCAGCTCTTGCCGGCAACGGTCTTATTGCCATTAGCACGTTGCTTGCTCAATCTGTGCCTGTTACCTCATTTAATTCAAACTATACGGCAGGTGCTCCTGATCGCGCACGACTACTGAATTGGGGTGGTACAGCAGGAACCCTAACACTACCAAATCCAGTCACCGTAGGCAGCAATTGGTTTTTGTATCTTCGCAACTCTGGTACTGGCGGGGTTACTGTCGATCCTACTGGTTCAGTCACCATTGATGGTGAATTGACAAAATCATTCCAGCCTGCAGAATCGGCAATCATTGTGTCTGACGGCGCCAATTACTACACTATCGGCTACGGAAAATCTGCCAAGTTTGCCTTTGACTACACAGTGATTGATGTATCAGGCACTGGCGCCTACACGCTTGCAGGATCAGAACTCAACCGAGTGGCTTACCGCTTTACAGGAACCTTGACTGGAAACCGCGATGTTGTGGTTCCGACCACTGTGCAACAATACTGGGTCGATAATCAGACAACTGGGGACTTCACCCTTACAGTCAAGACTCTTGGAAACCCTGGGCAAGTGATTGCCCGAGGCCAAAGGGCTATTTATTACTGTGACGGTGTTAATGTAGTTGATGCCGATACTGCTAACGTATCGCTCCCATTGCAAATTACTGACGGCGGTACTGGTGCTATTACTGCAGGAGCTGCACTTATTAACCTTGGCGGTACTTCAGTTGGTATTGGCGTGTTTACAGCTGTTAACGAAGCCGCTGCCTATGCGGCACTTGGACCTGCACCATCAGGCATTGTTGACGGAGGATCGTTCTAATGGACGATACAACTCCTAGAATTCTCAGGTCTGCTCCTGGAATTAAACGTGACGGCACTAAGTTTGACGGCGAGTTTTACACCGATGGTCAATGGGTAAGGTTTCAGCGTGGTCTTCCAAGGAAAGTCTTAGGCTACCGATCAACACAGAAATACTTAGCTGAAATCAGCAGAGGATTAACTGCTTTTACGCAAAACAGTCAGACTTATTTTCATTCAGGAGGTCCTAATACTCTTGAGCGGTTTTTAATGGATTCTAGTTTAAATAGCTCAGTAATAACTAATAGAACACCTGCTACTTTAGTGGCGTCTAACAATAACCGGTGGATGTTTGATTACCAATATAATCCGTCAGGTTTGACAACATCACTGCTTGCCCACGTAGCCCCTAATGGAAGCTGCGTGTGCAATGACCAGGGTGGACAGATTTTCATTGGTGATGCTACTGGAACTGGGTTGCTTACTCAGGTAACTTTACCTGTTTCTGGTAATGCGGCCGGTGGCATCGTATCTCTACACCCTTATTTATTTTACTACGGCTCAGGAGGTATCATCGGGCACTCGGTCGCCGGAACCCCATCAGATTTAACTGGAGCCGGCTCTGGAATTGCAAGACCTTGGGGTCAAAAAATCATCAAGGGGAAACCATTGCGAGCGGGAGCTGGATCTGGCCCCGCCGGTATTTTTTGGGCTTTTGATGCAGTGATCAGAGCATCATTTGTAGGTGGTGGCGAAATTTTTAATTACGATGTGATCGCCACAGAAACATCGATTCTTTCGCCAGATTCCGTCATTGATTACGACGGAGTGTTTTATTGGTGCGGCGTTGACCGTTTTATGATGTTCAACGGTGTAGTGAGAGAAGTTGATAATCAGCTTAACTTGAATTATTTCTTTGATAACATTAATCGAAATGAAACGGCAAAAGTATTTGCCTTCAAGGTTCCGCGCTACGGCGAAATTTGGTGGTGTTATCCAAGAGGTAATGCAACTGAGTGTACCCACGCAGTCATCTACAATGTTCGCGAAGGTACTTGGTACGATACAGAACTTCCAAATAACGGTCGCGCCATTGGCATGTACAGCAATGGCTTAAAGTCACCAGTGCTGGCCGGTGTTACTGATGACACTGATGGTTATAAGATTTGGGTCCACGAGCAAGGTGTCGACGAAATTGATGGGTCGACCATCAACCCAGTCAGATCATTCTTTGAAACGGCTGACCAGTCACAGCTAGCTGCTGGTGTTGACCAGACTCTGAGGCTCTACCGAGTAGAGCCTGATTTTGTTCAGTCAGGTCCCATGTCAGTTCAAGTGACTGGGAGGGCAAATGCAAGAGCCCCAGAAGTATTTGGCAACGTATACACATTTACTGAAACTGCTGCCAATGTGGCTGAGCAGACGGTAACGATGAAGGACCAGCGCCGAGAGCTTAGGGTAAAGTTTGAAAGTAATGTGACTGGTGGTAATTATCAAATGGGCCAGATTATCGGTCACTTTGGCCCTGGTGATGGTACAAAACTATGACCATTAATTTGACAAGGCCAACTGGCATGAAGCTGATGGATTGGGCAGATCAAATTTGCCTAGACTTAGATTCGATTGGCTCAGTTGGTAAACTGATGAATGAGAACGAATGGCAGAATTGGGCCGTTCAATTTTTAAACACACTGGCGCTTGGCCGTAACTTGCCGTCGCCTTATGACTTTAAAAACTGGAAAGACTGGGCAGACAGATTTTGCCAAGCTTTACAATGAGGTGGAACTATGGATGAAAATTTGCAGCAATTGGCCCAGCAACTAGGACCACAATTTATTGATGAAGGCGCCATGGAAGTGGTGCAAGAAATTATTGAGGACGGGCTCACTCCTGATGAAGTGATGCCGGCTCTTGAAATGATTGAGTTAGTACTGCAGCAACCTGAAGCTTACCCTGAGGTTCGTGCAGAATTGATCGCCCAAGATTTTCTTGATGAGGAAGATCTACCGCTTGAGTTTGATCCGCAAGAGATCGGTGTCATTTATTTAGTTTTGACTCGCGCCATTGAGATGTTATCTTCTGGCGAAGTGCAACAAATGCAACAAGGTGTGTCTTCAGGAATGCCTGAGCCCATGGCTATGGGAATGCCTTCTGGTATGGAAGCCGGTATGACACCTGGCATGCAGCCACCTCAACAGTTTGCAAAAGGAGGTCTTGCTAAAATTGCTGATGATTTAGCTGGTATGGGTCGATATGGTGATACCATGCTTGCTCATATTAATCCTAAAGAAGCGGCTATGCTTAAGCGTATGGGAGGTTCTGGAACAATCAATCCTCATACTGGTTTACCAGAATTTTTTGGTTTTGTGAAAAAGGCTTTTAAGAAAGTAGTCAACGTTGCAAAAAAGGTTGTTGGTAAAGTCACCAAGGCCCTGGGCCCCGCCGGTACAAGTTTGCTGCTAGCTGTAGCTGCACCTTGGGCAATTCCAGCTCTTGGTGGCGCTCTTGGTATTGGGGCTCTTGGCGCCGGTGCCTTGTATGGAGGTTTGAGCTCAGCTGCCACTGGCGGAAATGTTGTGCAAGGCGCATTGCTTGGAGGTTTAGGTTCTGGCCTTGGTGATGTTGTTGGTGGCTATGCAAACAACACTTTGGGGCTTGGCTTAGGTGAACAAGCAAAACAATTGCTAGGGTCTAGTCTTGTTGGTGGTGCTGCAGGAGCCGCTACAGGCCAAGGCTTTTTGCCAGGCGCTGTACAAGGTGCTGTAGGTCAATACGCAGGATCTGCTTTGCAGGGCCTTGGCAGTAAATTTGCAGGTGGTGTTGGCGCAGGTATCAACCAAGCTGGTAAACAGTTTGGAAATATGCTGACAGCGGGTTTTGATCCAAGATCTGCCGCGTTGACTGGTGGTCTTTCAGGACTGGCTTCTGCACTGACGTATCAACCAGTAAAATCAGATACATTCCAAGGTTTGAAGAGCCCATCTGATAGCGTAGTTGAAGGTTTACGCCAGCCCACGGTTACAGAAATGCCAAACTCAGACTTTGGGAACTACGGCGAAGATCTGACAGGTCAAATGGGATTCAGAGAAGGTACCGGCGTTGATTATTCAATGAGCCAAAATACTGGTCAATATATGGAGGTTCCTGGCGGAACCCAGATGTCTGCAAATATTGGGCAACCACAGATCGATTTGTCAGGTGGTCAGGCTTCAGCTGGTGCCACTGGTTCAGGCGGGTTCGATGCTGGTAATTTGCTAAAGTACGGTACACTAGCAGCTACTGCAGGAAGCCTGTTTGCCAAGCCTCCCGAAGTTCAGCAGCAATTGCAGCAGCTACCTGCTGACAAGCAAGAATATTTCAATCGCCCATCTGTAGCCTGGGACTGGGGCCGATTGACTCAGGATGCTGCCCAAAACGGAACTAGTCTTGCTGAGTATGTTGCTGTGAACTGGCCAAAGATAACGTCTGGCCAATACAACGTACAGCCAGGCCAACCAAACCAACCTGTGCAAATGGCAAAAGGTGGTGCTTTAGATATGATTGCCGGATACATGAAAGGTGGTGGCTCAGGTAGATCAGATAATATTGACGCAAAACTGTCTCCTGGTGAGTACATCATGGATGCAGAAACTGTTGCCCTGCTTGGCGATGGTTCAAGTGAAGAGGGCGGCCGCAGGCTTGAAGCCATGCGTAAGCAAGTCAGACAGCATAAAGGCAAAGCTTTGGCAAAAGGGAAGTTTAGCCAAAATGCTAAATCGCCATTGGATTATATTAAAGGAGCCTTGTAATGTCTAGCTTATTTACAGGAACCCCTCAAACTGCAACATCTTACGTCACATCGTCTACTGATACACCAAAGTGGATGCAAGATGCTATTTTTAACCAGATTCAATGGGCCCAGAACATTGCCAACCGACCCTATGAAAATTACAATAAGCCTTTAGTTGCTGGGTTAGATCCATTCCAAACGCAAGCGTATTCTAATATAAGCCGCGATGTAGGTCAGTGGCAACCGTCATTAGACTTGGCATTACAAGGAAATAGAATCGCCGCAAGTAAAACCACCGCAGATCTTCTGAATGCAAATCAAAATCAATATCTAAACCCACGTTTAATGGGATCTGCTTTACAGAATGGGCAGAGTTTTATTACCAGAGCTGGCCAACAAAATATTCCAGGGGCCTCAGCTGCTATTTTAGGAAAAGCCTATGGAATGAGCCCGTCATCAACAGCCCAGAGTTATTTTTCTCAGGCCGCAAGTCAAAATATTCCAGGATCGGCCGCAGGAAATTTGAATTCTGCCTCGTCATTGAATCCATTGACTGCAGCCCAGAGTTATTTTTCTCAGGCCGCAAGTCAAAATATTCCAGGATCGGCCGCAGGAAATTTAAACAGGGCTTCATCAATGAGCCCACTAACTGCAGCCCAGAGTTATTTTTCTCAGGCCGCAAGTCAAAATATTCCAGGATCGGCCGCAGGAAATTTAAACTCTGCCACTAATGCGACTAGCCAAGCTTCTCAAGGAAAGTCTTTGGCTGCAGCAAATCCTTATCTTCAAAACGCCGGTCAAAGTTCTGTTTCTGATATTGAATCTTACATGAATCCTTATCAAGAAAATGTACTTGATACTATTGCCAAGCGAGGCGCAAGAAATCTTAGTGAAAATTTACTGCCTTCAGTATCTGATTCATTTATTAGAGCTGGTCAATTTGGTAGCGGTCGTATGGGTGAATTTGGATCACGCGCAGTTCGTGATACACAAGAAGCTATTTTGAATGAGCAAGCCCAGGCAGCCCAACAAGGTTATGGTCAAGCGTTACAGGCGAGTCAAGCAGATCTTGGTCGTCAAGCCGAACTTGGTAGTTTAGCTGGTAATTTGTCAAACGCTGATTATAACAGGTTGCTCCAAGGCGGTGCTCAGTTTGCAGACATAGGTCAAACCCAAGGCCAGTTGACGAGTCAACAAGCTCAATTAATGGCAAGTCTTGGACAGGATGCTGGTCAACTCTCAGCCCAAGAAATGCAGAATCTTACGAATCTTGGTCAAACCCAAGGTCAGTTAACTGGTCAGCAAGCTCAATTAATGGCAAGTCTTGGACAAGATGTGGGTCAACTAACTTCTCAGCAGATGCAAAATCTTACGAATCTTGGTCAAACCCAAGGCCAGTTGACGAGTCAACAAGCTCAATTAATGGCAAGTCTTGGACAGGATGCTGGTCAACTCTCATCCCAAGAAATGCAGAATCTTACGAATCTTGGTCAAACCCAAGGCCAGTTGACAAACCAACAAGCTCAACTGCTTGCAAATCTAGGCCAAATGCAGTCTAGCATAGGCCAACAGCAGCAGCAGTTAGGATTGCAAGGTGCGCAAGCTGTGCAGGGGGCTCAATCCCAGGATATTACTCGACAAATGAGTGCTCTTGAGCAGATCGCAAGGCTTGCTCAACAGCAACAGGGCATGAGAACTGCTGATAACGCGGCGCTGGAGGCGGCAGGCATGTCCAGACAAAACCTTAATCAACGCCAACTTGATTCTCAGTACCAACAGTATTTGAACCAGCTAAATTATCCAAAGCAGCAAATGGATTGGCTCAGCACACAGATTCGTGGATTGGCTCCAATCACTCCTCAAGTGCAAAACCAGATTACAAGCTCTACTGGTCAAACTTACGCGCCATCTGCGCTGCAACAATTGGCAGCTGGCTTAACAGCATTCAAAGGCTTTCAAAATATTTAAGGGGCAATGATGAAAGATATTAATGCACTGGCCGCTAAGTACTGCAAAGGCGGTAAAGTCAAATATGCAGATGGTGGCATGGTTGAAACAGAAATGGCGCCAATGATGCCCGAAGTCACCGCGGTTGCCGAGGCAGAACCGATGGACTCATTGTCTCAGCTGCAGATGCTTATGCAGCAATATGGGCCGGGGCAAAGCGTGTATCAAAGCCAGCTTGATGAAGCTCGGCAGAGAGTAGGAGCTGAAAGCCAAGCGTTTCAAGATATGCTTGCCAAGGCGGTACAAAATCAAGAAGGCGAAGGATTGTCTAAAGCCGAGATGTATTTCAGATTGGCCGCCGCTTTTGGATCACCTACAAAGACAGGTACATTTGGTGAAACTTTGTCTAATGTCGGCGGCCAGATGGCAGACTTCAGTGCCGGCAAGAGAACAGCTAACAACCAAAAGCTGCAGTTGCAAATTGAAGCCCAAAAGCTCAGAAGTGGTGAAGCCAAAGAAGAATTGCAAAACCTCAGGGCCTTGACTTCTGAAGAGATGCGTGACCGCCGAGCTTTGGGTCAAGAGCTCATTAAATCTTACGTGGCCAGTGGCAAGCCACAGTCAAATGCTGGCAAGCAGGCTATGGACGAAGGTTTCAAGCCAAATACTCCTGAATACCGGGCCCGTGTTAAAGAACTGTCTGAACTTGATATTCAAAAGCAACTGGCCAGTATGCAAGTAGGTCTTGGCAACTTGGCGCTAAATCAAGGCAGCTTGGCCATTCAAAGCTCTAAGTTCGAGCTTGATAAAGAAAAAGCTGCGAGGCTGTCACCATCAGAACTTGACATGAAAGAAGAGACAGAAAATATTCTTTCAACGGCTAAACGTGTGTCAGAAACTTTGTCTGAAGCCTACAAACTCAATGAAAATTCATTTGGTAACTCTGTGGCAGAAATTGCCCAACGAAAAGCTCTTGAGCTTGCAGGATCTAAAAATGAAAGGTTGCTTAACACCAGACTTCTTGAGAACATGGTTTCCCAACAAGCTGTCGAGGGTCTTAAATTAGCATTTGGCGGAAACCCAACAGAAGGCGAGCGTAAAATTTTGCTAGATCTTCAAGGTATTGGGGCTAAAACTAAAGAAGAACGAGCCGCCATTATGAAACGAGCTTATCGAGCGGCTAAATCAAGAGAAGACAGGTCGGCTAAAAAGCTTCAAGAAATTATATCAGGTAAATATCGCACCACAACTCCAGGAGAGTAACCATGGTTGATAATGTGAAAGGAGCCGCCAGGGCCCTGGGCCAGGGTCTTGGTATGGGTTGGGGCGATGAAGCCGAAGCGTGGTTGAGGTCAAAGCTTGGTGATGGATCCTATGACGATCTGCTAAAGCAGATCAACCAGGAATACGGCGAATTTTCAGAAGACAGCCCGGTGATGGCACCTGCTTTAGAGTTTGTGGGAGGAGCTGCTCCTGCCATAGCCTCGATGCTGATACCGGGCGCTCAGGCCTCAGCTCCTGCCACAACCACAAGAGCAGTCGGCGCTTTGGGTCGACTTCTGGCAAGTCCTGTGGCTCGGGGCGTTGCTGCTGGTACCGTTACCGGCGGGATAGCCGGAGCAGGGTCTGCTAAGCAAGGTAGCCGCTTACAGGAAGCTGGGTCAGGCGCGTTGATAGGGGCTGGCCTAGGTACAGCTATACCCCTAACTATAAAAGGAGGATCTGGGGCCTCTAGATGGCTCAGAGAAAGGTTAAATCCTAGCCAAACTTCAGTTGACGAAGCGGCTGCTGCTAAAATGATGGGAGCCCTTAACCAGGCTGGTGTATCTCCACAAAAGATTGCTGATACTGTCTCCACAAGCCGTTTGATGGGGGTTCCTGCAACTGTGGCCAATGCCAATCCAGCTTTGTCTGATTTAGCAGAAGCTGTGGCCCAACGTGGTGGCAGTGGAAGCCAGAAGATTGCTGATGTATTGGGTCAGCAGAAGGTGGGTAGTCGTGAACGGTCTTACAGCCAAGTGACTAAGGCCTTGAAGCCTGGAAGCTTCTATGATGACGAGCAGCGGATGATTCAAGAGCTTCGTGATAAGGCAAAAACTGTTTATGACGAAGCTTACGCCATTGGTGAAGTGAATGACCCAAGGATTATGTCGGTTCTTGAGAATCCTCAATTCAAAAAGTTCTATGACAAGGCTCGTGACATTGCAGATACTGAGGCCTTAGCAGCAAAGCTCCGGGGCGAAGATCCTAGCAAGTATCAGCTCAAGCCTTTGTTTGTGACAGATACTAGTGGAGCCACTAAGGTGGTAGATTTGCCAGATGTAAGGACACTTGACTACATCAAGAAAGGCATTGATGCTACTATTGACACCGGTTTTGGATCAGATAAAAGCTTGAGTAAAGCAGAAGCCTCCGCTCTTCGCGATTTACGTCGTGTGTTTGTTGGCGCCATTGATGAAAATGTTCCTGAGTACGCAAAAGCCAGACAGGTGTACGCAGGTGACATTGAGGTGATCGACGCCATGCGGAAGGGTCTTAATGACTTTAACCGACTTGACCACGAGCAAGTGAGCAAGATGGTCAGTGAGATGACCCCAACAGAAAAAGAAGCTTTCAAGACTGGAGTGGCCAGAAACTTGTATAGCAAGATCATGGATCCTACTGGCAACATTAATGCTGCTCAGCGAATTATAGGATCACCGGAAACCCAACAAAAACTGCAACCTTTGTTTGACAAACCGGCTGACTTTGATTTGTTTAAGACTGCAATGACAAGAGAAGCCCAATTGTTCCAAGAAGCAAACAAAGTGCTTGGAGGATCTCAAACATCGCGGCGCCGTGAGCTCAATAAGATGCTTGACGGTAGTGATGCAGGTGGTGCCATGGCTGATGTAGTGACTGGTGGGTTTTGGGGTGGCCTTACCGGCCTAGTGACTAAAGCTTTGCGCTCAGGCACTTTGTCAGAAAAAACATCTTCAAGATTGGCAGAGATGCTGATGTCAAATGATCCTGCCGATGTTGCAGCCGTGGTAAGCACCCTAGAAAAATATTCTCAGGGCCTTGCTCCAAAAGCTGCTACAAGAAGCGCGGTTGGTGTTGCTACGACTATGGGAACTGCTGCGGCATTGCCACCATCGCCGGCTGGGATTGATGAGGCCAGCCCAATTGAAGAGCAGAGAATTATTGAGGGCCCTGATATTGAAGCAGACATTGAGGCAGATCTTTTTAGAGAATCACAAAATATGCGGTAAGCCCTCCCATGCTGCTCCTTAAATTAGCGTGGGTTTTGCCCAGACTTAGGTCTGGGTTCTTTTTTCACCATGAATACCTCATCATGCCTGGCAAGGATGAGTTTTAGATGGCCCAGGGCCTCTTCGTTATCGTCAGCAGTAGCTTTATCAATAGCAGTCAAGATCTTGACCCTAGGCTTATCCCAGACTGATCCTGGACCTAATAGTGAATGTATGTAAGTCCAGACGTTCATCAATCAACCCCTAGAAATTTCAAAGACTCAATAGCCAGCTTTCTGGCCTCGTCATTGTGTGGAAGTGCTTCGACTGATTTTAGTGAGTTGATGGCCAATCTTAACGAGTTAGCCAGCTCAAGCACCGTTACTGGGTCCATTTGCATAGCATCACCTCGTCTGATGTGGAAGGCTGCTGTCTTTTGTAAAGCTTCAATATCAGCTATCATTTGCCCCACCCATACCAAAATGCTCTTAGGCCTTTTGCAAGGCTTGTAGTTTTTAACCACAACCAAACAAGGTAAGGCACATCAAAAGTTTTCACTTCGCCGTCTTGATTGATGCAAATTACTTCCCTGCCTGCTTGTCTAAATTCAAATTGATTAGGTTGGCCAATAAACAAACTGTCCTTTAAATACATGGGTTGGATAAATGAAATTGCCCCGTTGCTGCTCTCTAGGCGATTACAGAACCGGGCGTGCGACTCGGCAGCCCATTCAGTTTGGAACTCATAAAGCTCGGCAACTTGGTGCTCAAGTGGATCGTCGTGGTAAAGTACCGTGCCGTCAGTACAAATCCTCATTCGCTCACTTGTCCATTTACTGACGACCCACTTATCGCCTTGTTGTCGGTACGACCATTGCCCCATTGTTGAAAAGATCATGGCTTAACCTCGGCTTGTCTGGATTTCTGAATTTCTTCATACACTGCTGCCAGTTTTTCAGCCTCTTCAAACGTAATTCGCTTGTGGTTCAAATCACTGTCTAGGCTGTTGATTAAACTGTGTACAGTTTGGTGCCGCAATTCCTTGGCCTGCTGCGCTTCAATGTCAGCAATTTGATCGGGTTCAGGAAAAAAACACCTGCCGTACAGTCGGTCCCCAATAACTGCACCATCAAATTTTCGGAAACGATATTCTTGCCCATTCATTTCCACAACAAATTGTGCTGGTGTCACTCGAATTACCTTGCCGACCTTGATTCGTGCATAGGCTATTTTCCAGCGTTCTACCCAAGACCTTCTTGATGTATGCAAGCCTTCATAGGCAACAGTGTCCCCAATCTGGATGTCTAAAAAGCTCATTGATCGCCTCCGTTAATCCGCTGCATTGCATCCATGACAATTTTTGAACACATCAGGAACCATTGTCTTTCGTGTTCAAAGCTGAGTTTTCTGCCTTCGGAAGTTGTAAACGCCTTCAGCAGTTCCGATTCAGTCAGCCGGACCAGCTTGCGTGGTCTGGTCAAATCGCTGCGTATGTACATCAAATCACTTCTCAACACTGGTTCATCGCACCAGGTCACAGCGCTCCAATGAATTTCACCGGGGAATTCCGCTTCTGCATCACCTACTTGCAGGTAAATGGATTCAGGTGGATTGGCCAAGGTGTGCTTGGCCTGCTCACTGGGTTCAACCATTTTGCCGGTGGCGGGAGTATGCTCTAGAGCTTGTTCTAGCAGATGCTCTATCTTAAACAGCAGGCTCTCGCTTGCGTCGTCAGATGGAGTAACGTGGTGCAATAGTCGCAAAGCCTCGCGTAGCATCTGGTCGTTTTGGTTCATCCCTGCCCCCTTGCTTTCTCGAATTTTATGCGCACTGAACCAAGCCCCAAATCAATAACAACGTCTCGCAAGCTGTTGGAAACGGTAATTCCGAATTTGAAAGCCCACCCGCCGCCAAACCGACCCATTCCCTTTACTGAAAAAGGGTTCCATCCATATTTCTGGCCGGTTGTCTTGTCTAAATTTGATGCCCAATGCCCATCAACTTTTTGCCAAGGCCAACCCCGCGCGGTGATTTTGAACATCACACACCCCCTTTAGCGGCTTCGGCTAACGGCGCGTCAATCATTTCGTGCGACCAGTCTTGCACTGGCTGCATCTTCCAACCATCAAGAGCCATACCTTTCATTGTCTTTACATCAATAATGCTAATAAGGCCATCTTTTAACGCTTGACGAGTTTTTCCACTTATTACATCGGTTTTAAATACACAATACTCGCGGTCAATTATTAGGTATCTCATTTTTGCTCCTTAATTTGTGCTTCGGCCTGCTCAATCGCAGCGTCAATTAACGGGATCGTCAAAAATCCAGACAACAACAATTCGTCTTTTGCCAGTTTCAACGCTTCCAACATCTGCTCATTCACCGCAACGGCTGGGGCTTTGGTGTAAATCTTTGCTCCTACTTGTGGCACTTCTTTGTAAAAATGCACGCGAACACGCATTGCGTTAAACGGTTGCCCCATGTCTTCAATTTGAATTTCGCCCACCGGCTCGGCCTGTTTGTTTTCATCCATCTCAATTTCTCCCCGTGTTAATCGCTTTCGTAATCGCGTCCGCCACACCTGTAGCGGCTTCAGCTGCTGCGATTGCTTCTTTTGATTTGTCAATGTACCAAATAGATTCACCGCACTGAAGAATTCCTTTTTTAGCTTGTTTGCCAAACGCTGCCGTTTCTTCAATAAATGCATGTGCAGATTTCAAGTGCTTAAGCAGTTCCTCATTCACCGCAACGGCTGGGGCTTTGGTGTAAATCTTTGCTCCTACTTGTGGCACTTCTTTGTAAAAATGCACGCGAACACGCATTGCGTTAAACGGTTGCCCCATGTCTTCAATTTGAATTTCGCCCACCGGCTCGGCCTGTTTGTTTTCATCCA